CACCGCCGCCAGCATTTCTTCCTGCTCCGCCAGCAGCACCTCCAGCACCATTGCCACCTGCTGCAGTTGAGTTATTATTAGCACCATTTCCACCAGCACCAGAATAACCGCCAGCGCCACCGCCGCCTCCGCCAAAATTTGAAGTTCCATTATTAGCATTACCACCAGAACCACCAGAACCACCAGTTCCAGTAATAACAGTTCCTCCAGCACCTCCATTACCTGCTTCAGCACCACCACCACTGCCACCACCTGCAGAGCATAAGGTAGTTCCACCACGACTTAATGAACTATTTCCTCCAGCACCTCCATTTGCTCTCCTTCCACCACCATTACCACCAGTGCCTACAGTGACAGTAAGAGATTCTCCAGGAGTTGTGGTGATATTATTGACATATGCCAAAGCACCTCCACCTCCGCCACCACCGAGTTCGTCATCTTGGTCAGATCCGCCGCCACCGCCACCGCCACCGACACAAACTACAGAAATAGAAGTGACATCATCTGGAACAGTAAAAGTTCCATTTGAAGTAAAGAGTTGCTGACCAGTTGGTAATCCAGACGCAGTTGTAAATTGGGAATCAATACTATCTAAATGAAGTTCTAAATTTGTAGTATCTATAGTACCAAAATTAAGAATTTCATTAATTTCTGTGAGGACAAAAAGATCCCCTGCTGAATCAGTACACATTCTTTGGTTTCCACTCAAAGATGATGTGGTATTTTCGTCAATATCTGTTGCAAATACGATAGATTCTGATGATATATTGAAAGGTCTACTACTGTTATCATCAAACTCATATGCATATAATACCCCAGTATTGGATAAGCGAGCTACAATTGGCATAATAATTAAGGTGCAAAATAACTAAAATCTAAACTATCAGTAGTTTCATTATATGTAATTTCAAATCTTTCTGTAGAAGCTGTACTTTCTACTCTGATTGCTGCGGGCGATCCTGTCGTTCCTTTGATAGTAGCGGTATTGACTACTCTGATATTATTTATGTCCAGTGTTTCAGATGAAGAATTATACCTTAAACCAGAAGCATCTGTTTTTACTGATATTTCACCAGTATCTGTTGTCGCAAAAAGTGGAAAACATGTAGTATCTGTAGATTCATCTGCTGCAATGATATTAGGAACAACATCGCCCCAAATAGGAGCAGTCCCTGTACCTTGAGATGTTAGTACTTGACCCGAAGTTCCATAGTTAGCACCACCAAGACCAATTTCACCACTCTTATTAAATCTAAATCTTTCAGTTCCATTCTCAGTAATTCTGAAGTCAGTTGCGGCAGCTTCTAATTGCAACTCTAGGTAATCTCCAGTTCCATTGTAATTAAACCAAGCGTCATTAGTAGTTCCAAAATTTAGTTGAACATCATCACGCAATAGTACTGACGTAGAGACATCAACAGAAGATACTGATAAAGTTCCATTAGAAGAATTGAATGTTAAATTAGCATTAGTTTTTAATGCTTGTTCTCCTGTAGCGTCAAGCGAAAATGTAAGAAATGTTGTTGTATCAGTAGTTTCATCTGCTAAATTAATTGAAGAAACATCAGAAGCAAAATAAGTTTTAGCATTTGCTGCTGTAATGCTCCTATTAGTTCCATTAGCACCATCATCAATTATGAATAAATCAGCAGCGTTTAATTCTGTGGTTGCAGTACCGCCATCAATATTTAGAGAACTTAATGCTACCTTATCTGCATTATCAATTGTTCCAATATAATCGTCATTAATTGCCGCTCCTTCCCAGGCACCAGTTGTAATTGTTCCTACTGATGTAAGTGATGAATTAACCACATTACTACCAAGAGTATCTGCACTTAAAACTGAAGTATTGTTAATTTTATATACTTTTGTATCTGCTAAATTTAAATTTTCAGAAGACCCTAAATTATCTCCTGTTGCTTCAAACTGGAATGTTTTGTTTCCTTCACCAGATACAATAGTAATACCACCACCATCAGCTGCAGCATCATTTGCAGCACCTGTGCCTAATTCAAGGTTTTTATCATCCACTGTCATCGTGGTTGAATTCACAGTTGTGGTCGTTCCGTCGATTTGGAGATTACCAGCAATTACAACTGTGCCTGTATTCTCTCCAACTGCTGCTGGATCAATTGTTAATATTGCTGGACCACTAATTGTATTATTGGTAATTGTAATTCCACTATCATCAGTTGTAGTAACTAAAGATGTAGATGCTCTAAGAGTTCCAGTTACATCCGAACCAGTTGTTGTAGTAGAAAACTTTAAAGCATTATCGTAATAAAGATCTACTGCTCCATTCGTGGAAAATACTGCCTTATTTTGATCTCCTAATGCATTTGTAATCGAAACCGTTCCATCACTTGCAAAAACTAATCCACCAGTTCCATTATCTTTAACAATACTATTACTTCCATCATGGGAAATCTGTAAATCATTATCGGCACCAAAATTCAATATATCACTATCACCAAGAAATACATTTCCTTGGAATGTAGAATTACCAATAGTAGTTAATACGGTATCGTTTTCGGTATAACCTGCAATACCAATGGTTTGTGTTCTTTTGTCTGTAGAATTATACTGTGGCATTTTAGTTTAGAGTCTCCAAAATTGATACAAGATATTCTAAATTTCCAGGATTTGCTGTTATATCAGTTGATCCTTGAATAACCAAAGAATCACCAGACTGTAAAAATAACTTACCACTAATTACGTTAGTGGCATCTTCTCCTGGAATTGGAAAATTTTCTACAATTGCAGTGTCTGTTGCCTCTCTTCTATGCCATACAGAAATTTTTTCTACTGATGCTCCAATATTTGCAATATTTCCAAGAAGAACTACTCCAGTATATCCTGTTGGTGCAGTATAAACAACTGTTGCTGTAGCTGTAGTAACTCCAGGAATAGTCCTGTAAATGTTTAATTTTAATGCCATGGTATTATGCTCCTAATGCAAGAATGAATGGTGTTACTGTTGCAAATAAACTTTGCGAATATGATGTTCCCGAAATCCTACCAAGTGCCTGGTTGATTTCAACACCATCCCCAATTTTGAAATTACCAGATTCATTAGTGCTGGTATAAACAACTAGACCACCATTTTTACTAATAGTTTCTTTTTCTGGAGTTGGAATACCTCCAGTTTGTGGAAGTGCCGTATTGATATTTACACCAGATCCTATGTATTCGAATGAGTGTGATGACGCAAGCAATCTACTTTGTCTGAAGAAATATGCTGTATCACTAACTGCCAGATTAATAGGAAGTTCATTTGCAAATGTAACATCGTATACATCAGGTGTTGCGGTATTGTTAGTTGATTCTACAATAAAATAAGAAGGTATTAATTCTACAGTTGCTGTTGCTTGAGTTCCTGTAGTTGGTGGAGCAATTGTTACTGATGGAGGAGTAGATCCATAACCTCTACCAGAAGAAACAACATCAACTGCTGTAACCACTCCAGTATTTGAAACAATTGCAACACCAGATGCATCAATACCCCAAGTTTCTGGAGAAGCACCTATAGTTACTGCTGGTGGATTATCTGGGACGTAACCGCTACCTCCGTTAGTAATATTAATTCTGACTACTTCATAATATAAAGTATCAAAATAAACAACTTGACCAGCATAAGGTCTGATAATATCTAAGGTTGCATAACCACTGGCAAGAGAAGTTCCGACATTAACTGAAAACGTGTCCGCATCAATAGTTGTTACTACTAAACTAACTCCAGCTGCAGGATCTCCAGCTCTTGGATATGAGAATGTATCTGTGTAATTATCAGAACTACACTTAAAATTTAAAGATTCTGTTGCTAACAAAACCTGATCATTAGTTTGCAAACCATGTCCAGTGATTGTAAATACCGCTACTCCAGTAGCACCATCATAAGTTACAAGTGTTGGGGTGTATGTAGTTCCTACTACAGGAGATGAATCTGCACTAACCGTAACTTCAACAGAATTTGGATTTGAAGATTGGAAAATATGATTTGCTGGTAGATACGTATGTGTTAGATTATTTGTTCCTACTGTACAAGTAAACTGATTTGCTGATGGAACATCAGTAATTTTGAAAGTATAACCATAATTTCCAGATGGGAACAATTGTGTAATTGGACCATATCCACCAACGTTAACTGTAATAGTGTTTGCAGTAACAGCATCAACAGTGATGTCTATTCCTGCATATGGATCAGTTGCTGCAGGACGTGTTTCTTGAGTTTGATTGTTATCTTGATCGCAAGTAAATGTAAATGAATTGGTTGCTAATTGAATTGTGTCACCAGCAGATAATCCATGATTGGCAATCGTTATAATGAAGACACCTGTAGTCGAATCATAATCTGCTGCAGTAACAGGTCCAATTACAGTAGAGCCACCACCAGTTGTATTTGTAACAGCATTTTCAGTAGCACTGATAAATGTATGATTACCAGAATTACATGACATCAAAACATTTTCAAGTTTTACATCATTACCAACGGCAAACGGATGTGCCCCTGCTGTTGTGATAGTAGCTGTTCCAGCAGTGTTGTTATACTGAACATCCACAATAATTTGTCTAGTTGTGGAAATGTTAATTCTAACTGTAGTATCTGCTGCACTTGCTGCTTGTGCAACTGATCCAGTATACTTAAGAGGACTTACACCATCCGCAATCAATCCATTTAATCCAAATGAAGAGTTGGAGTTTGTGAGATCGCAACCACCACCATCTTCACAAAGAATTGCAGTATCGGTACAGATAGTAAACATAGACACCAATTGTGCATATGCCTCATTACTAATCGTTGCTCCAAATCCGTCAGGATTGAATTGGGTAAATGAATCAACAACCATAGATTTGATATTGCCGATACAATCATTACCATTAATTTTTAGACCAGTACTACTTGGAATAAAATTAGTGCAGTTTTGAATATATGGCGATTGATCGATATATGGAGGATCATTAGGATTGAATGCTACAATAGCACCAGTATTCGATGATCCGACAAACGACATATCGGAAATGTAGCATCCATTATTTACATAAAACAAATCACCAGTATTTGCTGGAGTTACTGAAACTTCTCTCAAAGAACTTCCAACAATAGAAGTCTGTTTTGGCATTATAATTGGGTTGTTCTCGGAATAAACACCAGCATATACTCTAACAACAGTTCCTGCTGAAGCATTTTCTACTGCATTTTTAATTGTTAATTTTGAAGTTCCTAGAGTTAATCCATCATTAGCATCATTGCCATCTTTACTAACATAAAGAATATTTGTCTCTGGAGCTGAAGGTGCATATCCCCATGCAACTGTTTGAACACCACCAACGTCTTTGCTTATTAGAGCATAATCTGTGGTGCCAGCACTTCCTGTATTGTCTAAAAGGCTTCCATTAAATCTTATACTTCCTGTAGTATCAATTGTATGATCTGCGGATATAGTTCTATCTAAAGTTGTATGAACATATTGAAGATGATCATCATCAGCAAGACCTGATAAGATTCCGTGATCAGTAATAACTGCTTCTCTACCACCTACCAGATTAATAAAATTTGTAAGTCTTTTATCGTCAAATTCTATAAGTCGTGCTTTTCTTGTGTTAGTATAACTATCACTTACCTGATAAATTAATTTATATAATAATCTCATATCAGAAGTTGGTGTCTGATCTGGATCTGGGAAATTTCCAAAATTATATGTTGCCCAAGATACTCCTTTTGCTTCTGTTAGAGTTGCATACTCATCCTGACCCATGAAAGAAACAATAGGAATATTTGGATCTGATGTTGCAACAATATACATAACACCGTAATAATTATTAGTTATTTCGGTTGTTGACCAAACTCCATCAAGCGTTGATGAATTATAAACCATCCTTCCATTAGTGACATTTTTGAAAGGAAATGTAGTTGCGGTGTCAATAACCCAAGGACCCTCTGTTGGTGGTGTCGTCCCTGTATCTTTACCAGATCTGTAAATTACAGGAATAACTCCTGGATTACTTGTGTTTCCAATATTTTGTTCAAAATTATTTGTTGGAGTTGAAGATGCTACGATAGTTACTTCAAGATCTTCGTTAAAAAATGTTCCTCCAGCCATACCAATTTGAGCATGACTATCTAAAGAACCATCTTGATTTTCGGAATAATAAAGTAGATTAAAACCTTCATATACTGCTGCACCTCTTGTTTTTTGTAAATACTCATGTGTTTGCCAATCCAGCGTAATACCGTGGCGAGTGTCATATACAAAAGGAGCAGCACCAGCAGCACCAGTTAGAGCGTTCCAAAATAATATCGCAACAGGGGTTTCATCTTTCCACGAAAACTCCGCCGTTGCTGAAGCTTTATTCTGAAGAACTCCATTTTGATCAAAATAGACATAATAAAGTCCTGTAGTATTTGGAATTTCAGTAGTTTGTGCTGAAGTAAATGCAAACCTAATTCCCTTACACCAGACATCAAATCTTGTCGTTACTGGTGCAATAGTAAATACTCTATTCGTGTTATTAAAAGATATGGTGCTTTGAGTTCTATCTTGATGCCCGTTGGGTTCTCCAGTTTCTTGAAATGCCGTAACATCTACAATACGCTCTGTGCCGCTCTGGTCTCTTTTCAAAAAGAGTTTACCATCATGCGTATTAATAGCTACTTCGCCCAGATCTATCTGAGTAGTAGTGGGGGCGTTTCCAGATGTTGCTGAACGCCTAAGACGAATCTTTGGTGCTGCCATTTATAGATACCTATCTAGGTTAAAATGATTCACTATCACTATCTGTATTTACAGATTTTTTGCGTGATGGAGACTTTGGTTGATTTTCCAATTCGGAAACTCTTTTAAGAGTTTCTGCGAGAGTATTATCTAATACTCTCATTTGTGCTTTTAATGCCAAAATTTGATTGAGATTATTGAAAAGTTCTTCTTTCATAACCTCAACCAAAGTTCCATAATCTACTTGTATTTCGTTTTTCATAACAAAATAATTATCTTAATCTATTTATCAGAATGATCCACCATCTATTACTACGTTATATAAATGTCTGCCTGCGGTGGCATCGGTTACACTAAATTCAGTGTTTGCTCCAGCAGCAGTTAAGTGACCGATGACAACATCATCAATAAGAGTACCTTCTGTATTAAAATTATCTCCTTCTACACGTCTTGAAGTAGAATCTGAGATTCTCAATGCGCCAACTTGAATTGGTACGAAATCAAGAGGAGTTGGAGTAGTAATGTCAGCACCAACAAATGCTGCTTGGAATGCTATGTTGGTGCTACTTCCAGTTGTTGCACTTGAAGTAAATGCAATTATAAATGGAAATGGATTATTAGTAGCTACACCTCCTTCATCAAAACCAACAAAGATATTTTCTTGACTAGTACCTCTTTGAAGCAAGAATCCAATATCATTTAAATTATTCGCAGTACTACCAACACCATCATTAAGAGTAATTAATGTGTCAGTAATGCTGGTATTTGTCGTTTGAATGTTAGTTATTGTTTGCTGACCAGTAACAGTTAAGTTACCGTTGATAGTAACTGTAGTTTGATTTGTTTCTGCTGCAGAACCAATATTAACAGCAGTTGTGCTGCCAGTATCACCATTAGTAGCAATATTAACTGTTTTAGTATTTCCTGATAGAGTTGCACCAGTTGCAATATTTACTGTGGTTGCATCAGTGCCGTCATTACCAAGATTCAGTGTTGCTGAAAGACCCGCAATATCTACAGTGCCAGTTGAAGTGTCAAAGAGTCCAACAGTATTAGTAGGAGTACCTGGGTCAGCAACAATATTTCCTCCTACAACTGAGAGATCACCACCAATTGTTGCGTTTAACGCAACACCAAGACCACCATCCATCTGGACAGCACCAGTTGCTACACTACCAAGTGTATTGTCATCTGTTCCTAGGAATACAGTTGCTCCAGATGTTGCAGAACCAATATTGATATTTGTTGTGCTATTGACAGCAGCACCAGTACCAACATTTACTGTTTTTGTATTAAGTGCTGCAGTAGGTTCTGTTGCAAAATTAGTAGTAACACTTCCAGTATCAGTAGAACCAGTGCCTGAAAAATAACCAGTGGATGCTACATACTCACCAGTAATTTGAAGACTGGAAATAGTTCCACCACCACTTCCATCTTTGTCTGGATAAAGAACTACATTTTCCTCTGTATAAAAAATCTCAAGTGCTGGAGAACCAGTTTGATTATTATCAGCAACAAATGTTAAAAAATAATCATTAGCAGCTCCAGTATCATCAGGTACTTGTTGAGTTTCTAGTTGTATTGATGCACCTACAGGTACAAATGACAGTTGACTTGAAGTACTATTATATTCTAAGACATACTGATTATTTGCGGATCCAGTCGCTGCATCTGTTGGCCAAATTAATTCATAACTATTATTCAAAGAATTCTGATTTGGTGCTTTAAGCGTTATTGTATTAGTTCCAGTACCACCTTCTTCCCAAATTACTTTACCACCTTGGCTGTCAATCGAGTTAGTCGGGTCTTTATCTACTAAGAAACTATCAACTCTGGCAGTATAAGAAGATCCACCGATGTGAACAAAACTAGATCCACTATCTGCGATATAGAAGTCTCCAGTACCTGTACCTGCCTCGGTATCATTAGTTACAGGACTTAATCCAACATATGTGGGATTGGTATTTGTAAACAGAGGTTCGCCAACTAGAGCTTCCGTAGCAGAACCACTTGCAAAAACCTCTCCAATATCAGTTAAAGTTACTGGATTATTCGTACCTCTACGTAATCTTAAGCGGGGTGCTGCCATTTGCCTTTGTACTCCTTGACTAATTTATTTATAATTTAGAATGAGCCATAATCAATATAATCATCAGCAGGTGCAACTGGCTGACCTAAAGAGCTATCTGCTCTATCAACAACAACAAATGGCGGTACATATTCATGTTTACCTAATGTTTCATTCCATATCAAAACATATCCTTCTTGTCTATTAGAACTATCAATATCATCGAGATCTGCGACAGTTCCTGTTATATCAATTTGCTGTAAGTCAACATCTACTAATCTTTGAGAAGTTGCTCTCGGCAAACCAACTTGAATATTGGAAGAATTGTGTAACGTTACTTGATATTTCATAGAACTGATGGTTTTACTGTTATTATACCTTCTATAACTTTTTCTGTTTTCCCTGAACCATTCTCTATAAAAACAGTATATACATATCGTCCAGGTTTAATATCTTGCGTTTTTGTTACTAAAACACCTCCAGAATTTGGCATTTGTAGTTTTATTAAACCTTCTAATGGTGTAACAATTTGTGGATTTAAACTATATTTAACTGTGGAAGTATAATTTTTTGCCATCTTAGCAGTAACTGTAATCCCAGTAAGATTCAAAAAATTTCCAAAAGCATCCCTTAGATTAAAAGAAACCTCCCAATCTTCTCCATTTTCTATAATTAAATTAATTGGTACTGCAGACATGCAAAAAGAAAACCTCTTCTTATATATTTATAAGAAGAGGTCTTTTTTATTCTGAAAGAATTGCTTCTTGAGAATTTTCTTCCTGATCTTCTAGCAATGATAAAGTTTCTAATCCACCTAAAAGTTTAGTTTTATATTCTTTTGCTTTGAGCAAATTTTCCTCTAGTTCTTTAATTTGTTTTTCAACTGAATCAAGTTGTTCAGTAAAATTTGTTTTTAATGATGATGTATCCATATTTAAATTAATAATAAAACTATAAGTATTTATAGACCCTGATCAAACGCAAATTCACTGGATAGATGTGCAATATCACTAATGAATATTGTATTATTACTATCTAAGAAAACGCCATCATTATCAAAGAACATAATATAATACAAACTAGAATTTAATAAATTTTTATATAAAACAGCATATCCATTTGTCCCAGCTTGAGCACCGTAAACACTATACTGTTTATTATACACAGTGTTTTCAAATCCAATAATTGCTCTTTCATCCAGAACACCTTCTTCATATGGAGCATTATTTAAAACTCCATTTCCATCAACACCCGTATTGTTAGGAACAATTAAACCATTTTGGAGTTCGGAAAGATTAGAATAGAATCTACCGTTATTAATAACAGTAACATTATCAATCTCGCCATTTTCATTTGTGGAAAGGTTTATTCTGGCATCTAAACCAAACTCAGAACTTACTTGACAATTAACAAATGTAGTCAAAGGTTCGTAACCAGATCCTGGGTATATAATTCTTGGCGCAATAAGACCTTCTTCAAATAGTGATAGAGGAGCAGATGTAAAAATTGGACTTCCAAAATTGGGATCTGCTGGATCTGTTATTGTTCCAATTTGTTCTGGGCCAGTTCTAAAGTCTGGTAAAACTAAACCATTGTATTCATAATATGTACATGGTTGACATCCAATAACAATATAATCATTTAACTCATTTGTTTCTACTGGAGCACCAGATTCGTATTTAAAATAAACAAGTCTAGATCCATCCCACGCTAATAAGTTTCCATCCAAAACAGAAGATTTAAATCTGTAAAGTGTAGTATTACCAGCAGTCTCTAAAATTTTAAAAGTTCCGTTATTAATATCATACTGTTCTGGTGTAAGATTAATTGTACTTGGTAATGGTATATTTGATTTGATAAATCTAACAGCAAGAGTTATTTTATCTTGCACCGCAGCAATATAAGTATTAAATCCTCCATATTCTATGGCAGTAATTTCCTCGTCTTCGGAAATTAGATTGAATGATAAATCAATTACAGTTCCATCACCAATTGGGGTAGTAACATTGGCAGTAAATTTAGTGCCCACTAAATCGGTTGAAGCTCCAATTCCAATCCAGTTTGTACTTCCAACGCTAGAAATAATATAATCCTGACCTGCTATTATTTCAGTGACTGGAATAATTTTATCCCTGTATAAATCAACATCGTACCAAACTCTAGCATTTGGAGAGTACCTAATAAATTGTCTATTGGTAACAGTATTAAAACCAGCACACACAAATTGACCATCATTGTAAGTTATTGATTTTACATCAAATTGGGCGGTACTATCTGGGGAAGTAATATCAGAAAAGTTTTCATATTCATAGATTTCAATAAATGGATTTTGATATACTCCTTGGAATAATACTCTATATCCCGCTTCAACAAATTTTCCTAATCCGTAAGCTATTGATGTTGTTTTGATCGGCGTAAAGACATTATTGTAACCTTTAATTCTATCGCTAATCACATTAATGTTTATATTTGCTCCTGTAATATTTGAAAGAACATAGTTTTTATAGAAATTAGTTGAGGAAATTTGATCAAAAATTATTACATAATTATAGTCATCAAATTGAGCATCAATTACAGTATTAGTATTTCCTACTTCGATGCTATTCCACGTAATAGCATCTGCCGATACAGAACTTGGATTTATTGCTGTGTAAAAGACACCATTATCACCTTGAATAAATGTATAAGATCCAATTCTTTTTATAAATTTTATAGTTGTTGCTAAAGGTAAAGTGTAATCTATTCCCGATCCAAGAGCAATATCAGACAATGCTATAGATTTAAATGTTCCGTTATTAAATGATATAAAAAGATTAGATGTTTCTTTATGGAAAGAGAGATATGTTACTTGACTTGTAAATGTTCTATCTAACCAATTCTCTGCATCAAACGACCAATAAATTTTTGATCCAGAGAATGAGAAGAACACTGGTCTATCTAGATATAATCCAGAAGTAATATATTCTACTTTTCCATCAAATATTGGTTGCTGATTGGTAGGAATTTCTGACCAATAAATTGGTCTGTTTTTCGAAATAAAGTTTCTTTGTTTGAAAACAAATCTACCAAGAGTAGTTCCAATAGACTTAGTGAACATTTCTCTGGTCGCTCTGGTCTGGACAGTTTCAATATCAAAAATTGCTCCATCAGTTCCATCGGCTATAATACTAGTATTAACAATTTGCTGTCTTTGGTTATTTTTAAATCCACCAAGTTCAATAGCACCAATTTCAAAATCTCGGGTGGAAAATCCATCACTACTTGCTACGTACATTGCAGTAGCATTAAAACTGCCACCAGTACTAAATAATGATAATATTTCCAATAAAGTATTAGAAATAATATTACCAACATAATATTTTCTGGAACTTGAAACAATGTTGATTGGGTCAAAAGAACTTAGTGAAATAATAAACGATACTGTATCACCAACAGAAATATTTTCCGTTGTTCCCGATTCCAGAGGAACGAGATACTTAAATCTCCTCACATAAAATGTAATAACTCCAGACACAGGACCAGTTAAAGCTTGTGTTAAATATACTACTTTATCAAAGTAGTTGATAGATTTTACTTTTGTTCCTGGTGCTATGCCAGCCCCCTCTACAAAACATTCTTCATCATGAAGATAAGTAACATCACTTAATATAACAAAAGATAAAATATTTCCAACTTCACTAAATGATGATTTAGTCTTTAAATCTTTATTGATAGTGTAAAGATAATTATTAGACGTTATTGTACCTGGGATCAAAGATTTGTAGTTATCAAAAAGAACTGCTTTTTGTGGTCCATAAACTAGTCCTCGAACATTAGGAACTCTTTCATATTCCGTCGTATAATCTTGTGATTTTACGATAACAGTATCTTTTAGTTTAGTTGCTAACTTTAGAGGTGTTGTTAGATTTACCTTAATATATTTTTTCGCAAGATCTATTTGTGTACCAAATGTATTAGTAGCATACACCAATTGAGATTGTGCATTGGATATGATATTTGAAGCATCTGTAATACTCAAGAATGATGATGTAGTTTGAGAAGGTGTTTCATAACTAGTAGTACTTGGTTCTGTTCTACCTGATAATAAAGGAAGATTTGTAATAGAAAATACATTAGGATTGGAATCTACAAGGCTAAAAGAAGCAATAGGACCGTATGGACCATTGATATCTGCTTCTGCTGAAGATAGATTTAGAGATCCAAATAAACCACCCCTAGTAGAATTGCCCTGATATGTAGTTCCAGTGAAATATGCTACATTGTTATAGACTTTTAGTGATTGATTTCTACTAATAGTATCTGTAAGCAAATAATCTTGTGCGGTAGATCCAAATTCTTTTGTTAGAATTATGTTTCCATCTGTATCTAACTGGAAAATAAACAAATCATTTCCAGTTTCTCCACTATAAGTTAAACCATATACTGTAACAGTTCCAGTTGCTTTGTCAATATCCATACCTCCAACAGGATATTCACCTGATCTATTACCATCAAAAACTTTACCCCACTGATAAACACCACTGCTATTTAATTTGTATACTACAGTATACTCGTATCTGTAAGTATTGATGCTGCTGGTTCCGCCATATTCATAAGCAAGCACATAGATATTATCATTATCATCTACTTGCAGAGCAGAAACATATTCGGAATTATTATATGACGTATCAAATTGAGTATATGTTTTTTGCCATATCAAACTATTACTTGAATTATACTTATAAACAGAAGAAAATTGACCGTATATGTTTATAAGAAGAATTTTGTTTCCAGCAGAATCAAATTTTATGTCTCTAATTTGCCACTGATATGAATTACTTCCAATATACTTATTATCGAGAATGGTGGTTAGATTATTATCAACTTTGAAAATTAGGCCGCCTTCATATGAACCAGTCTTACTCATTCCAGTAGAGATTCTGTCACTAATTCCATGCTGACCAGCAAGGAAATTGAAATCGTTATAGTTCCAAACTACTTGATTGTTATCAGTAAAAGTGACATTAATTTCTTTCAGATCAACATTATCCATATAAGTTGACCAATAATAACCACCAGCAAATATACTGAAGTAGTATTCATTGGAGTCAAATGCTTGTATAGTAAATGTATGCTGTGGTGATGCTGGTTTTACATTTGTTTTGGAATAATATATTTGCATTTGAGCAGTTGATGGATTATAGTCCATCCAATAAAATACATTTTGTTTTATGCCAACAAATGGTGCAGTACCAGAAAGAATTGTTGTATTAATTGCTTGCTGTTCATGTGGATTAGACGCTGATCCGCCAGTTGTTTTATAATATCTAACAGTATTACTAGTATCTCTCCAGACATTGCCAGTAAAAACAAATGAAGCATATTCTAAAGAACTGCTTGTATGTCTTTGCATATTGTAATAGTCGCCGTGCTTATCATTTTGCTTTGTCCAACCAATACCAAATACTCCAGATGTGGTATTATTATTTGGGTCGGACATTTCAATATTGAATGAAATGCTAAATGGTCTATTCCATGCATACTTGTTTTCTGTGTAAAAATTATTAGTTTGATAATCACCATTATAAAAACACATTCTCAAGTCTTTACCATTGACTATATTATATCCAGTTCTATATCCGTTATGACCGTCATACAAAGTATGGAGAGCAAATCTCCATCCACTTGTATTTGGAACAGAAGGTAATTTTATACTATAATGATAATTTCCAAATAGATATGATAAACTTGCTATTCTTTCACCTTCAAATGAGAATGCTCCTCCACCTTGCGGACTATTTCCTCCACTGCTATAAACATTATTATTTGTATCTGTTGAAATATGTATTAAATTATTATCGTTTTCATAGAATCTAATTTCATGGAATTTATTTGGAGATCCAAGAGCACCAGTACTACTAGTACTTCCTTCGTAAACTATATGATATACTCTATTTGGTGCTGTTCCTGTAATTCCATATCTAATTCTCTGGCACGAATAATTGGATCTAGTTCCAAAAAATACTTTGTCTTCCGCTGGATATGTGTTTGTAAAATTGCTATTACTTGGATTATATGAACCAAATATAATTGCTCCTTTAGTACTCAAGTATGCTGTATTGTGAAGTCTTCCTTGGAAATTTACATTCCAAGGAAGAGAAATTTCCCAATAACCATTGTAGTTATCTCCCACGGTTGGAGTGGTAGATTGACTCCAATCTGCTGGGAATAAACCAGTAAATCTAGTTGTTCCCGTTATCCAAAGATCTCCATTTGAATCAAACTCAAATCCTCCATATGGTTCTTCTATACCACCAGATGATATTTTCTTATCTGCTAATAAAACACCATTGGTGGTAAATTTCATAATATGAATACTAAAATCTGATCTATTTCTTAGAAGACAGAAAATCTGATCATTGTATATTTTTAGTCCTTCTGGTCTATAACTAAAATTAAAAGGGCTTTGAATTGCTTTTGACCAAATTACTTCTCCAGTAACATCATACTTAGTGACAAATGCTCTGTCTCCAGTAATGCTTGAACCATAATATTCAGTATTCAATACATAAATGTTTCCACTAGAATCTATATCTATACCGCAAGTTGCTTGCTGATAAATTCCATATTGATTAGTGTGTTGGAAATTTGTAATAAAGTTTGACAAAACTTGTTGATCCTCGCCACCATCTGGATATTCAATAGATTCAATTTCGTAATCATTACCTTCAAAAGATAAAATATAATTGCCAGTAGTTTTATTTCCAAATTCATCATACTTTGGTGATAGTCCAGTAAGAGTTTCTGGATCTAAAATTTTATCCGAAAGGTACATAGTTTTACTATATTTTTTGGAAGCAAAAGAAATATACTTTGAGAATAAACATTTTACTGGTTTGATATCAAGACATCCTGATAGAGGAATATATTTAAATCCTTTCCCATTGTTAAATTTATTGGCAGCAGTAATTATACCATCGTTTAGACCCGATAAAATTTCGGAATCGACAATATACATCTTTCTAAATGGCGTTCCTTCATTATTGGAAACAGATGTATTTGTGGTTGGTTTATTAATATAAAAACTTTTGCCATCCTTTAAAAGAGAAACTTTATATCCTGGACCTAATGCGTATGATGTTTGTATTAGAAGTTCATCACCATTTACAAGTTCTGTTATAATAGATCCTGCTTCTAATTCCAATGTAGTGTCATTAATATAAGTACATGTTTTTGTTGAATCTATTTTTTCTGAAAATATTATGTTTTCATTAAATTGTTTTGTTGTAGCATGATTACTACTTAAAGCAATATTAATAAATGGATTATCTACTTCCAATCCTGCCACTTTAATTTGAACTGCTGCTAAAGGATTTGGTGGATATGTATCTGTTACAACAACACGAACATTTGATAATTCATCCATACCATTATAAATAATTGAATTTTCTTTAATGGCATTATATGGACTAAATGATACAATAGATCCAGATGAGTGTGGTTCTTTGATAATACAATCACCAAAATACTTATTAGTTCTATAACCATAGTAAATAATTTCATTATTAATTTTAATATTTCCAAATTGTGGATATGATGGATCAATAGCTTCTGGAACCATAGGAAGAATACCAGTAGTTTCATTAATACTATTAGTAGCACTATAAGTTTCCGTCGAAACTCTTATATAATCAGTCCCATTTTCAGAAACAAACATTTCAAATTTTGATGGGAATATTCCGAGGAAAGTACCGCCCCTCCATAAACTAAATCCATCAACTAAAACTGGATCTTGGAATTCAATAATATAACTTGTTGATCCATTAGCACCATGATTAAAATCATAAATTACTTCGGATTCAGTAATTCCATTAATTAATAAATTTAAAGTAGATTGATTAAATTCATTACTTGTTCCTGGTCCAGAGATAGTAGCGTTTGTATATGGAACTTCTACTCCATCATAATATAATTTTATTTCTGAAAAAGCTGTAAAGGTATAGAAAGGAGTCTGAGTTTCAAATATTACTAATTTATAGAATCTTTTAGGAATGACAGGATTGGCAAGAATTTCAATTTTAGTATCTGAAGAGTTAATTGAAAGCTCAGTTGTCAATCTTGGATATTTGACAGCAATTTTTGTTTGTGGTTTAATAAAGAAAGTATTATATTGATTTACTGGAACAGTAAACGTATATGAATTATTATCAAATTGAACTTCTGTGTATGATACAAGTTCATTTCCAATAACTACTTGCCCAGATGGAGGAACTAAAAATTCATCTAAATTTTCTGGTGCTTGGGTAAAAGTATCTTGTGTTTTAATTTTATTAAATCCCGTAATTTGGAATATTTCTGGTTGATTTCTAGGATTATTGACGTTACTATCTAATATTACTTGTACCGCTAATGAATCAACATTTCTAATAACATCAATAATTGTCCTAAATTCTGGACTAGTTATTCCAGGTCCATATACTCTTTGTCCAAAAACAATTCCACTTGCTGGGTTTGAAAAAGATAATGTGTTTTGAGACGTGGTTGCTTCAAATTCTTGGAATAATTTCTGAGCTACTCTTGCCTTTAAATTATATCCAGAACCAGTTGGGAATGAAATGGAAGTACCATTTTTTTCTGTAGAGATAGAAAGATCCCTAGTAGAGACTGAATTTGCGGCAGTTACATAGTAAACAGTATCCGCATTTAAAATAGTAGATAATTCTGGTGGTATATTAGTAAAATAAATACCATTTCCTACTCCAATACTTAAAGTTGGAAAAATAAGACTGTTGGTGCCACTCTGCAATAAATTAGTGCCGTTTGATTCTTGTATAGTATAAGTTTTTTGGTCCGCAGAAGCAACGTGGAAATATCTTGCTTCTTCATCTTTATCCAAATTCCAGAATACTGAAGGGTCATATTGATCTGGAACATAATAAGTATTTAATTCAACATCTCCTCGATTCCAGGCAGTAGAGAACCAAACTACTTTACCATTATCCTGAGAATATCTAGTGTTTTTATTTAAGTTTGGAATAGGGTCAATTAAATATTCGGTATTGACTGGTGGATCACTAGAAAGATCTTTAATTTTCCTGATGTTTACAATTTCCAAAACGGATGGAATGCCCTTAGCAAAAGTATCATAATTTTCTACAGTTTCTGGTTGCACCAAACTAAGGTTATTTACATAAACATAGTAATACTCTGTTTCTGTTGGGTGATTTTCAAATCCTATAACAGGTGCAGTATAATCACTTCCATCATAGAAAACTATTGTAGTATCGTCTTCGTATGCTGGATTAAAATAATCATTAGTTATTTGAGATACATGTGAAACATTTGCCTGAAGATTACCAATATCAGACTTCTTGAGTTTAAATCTAGCACAGGATTGTCCACCAAATGAGGCTAAGTTATATTCATAGATAATAATATCACGATATACTTGTCTAGGTGTTCTTACTTTTACTTTTACTGGACTGTAGTATCCAGAACCAATTGTAAATGACGCATTACTAATATATGTACTCCAAATGGGATTTGGATTTAAATACACATAAGTTCCAAAAGAGGATTGAAATACTCTAGATATAATAAACTCCTCATCTCCAAATGTTGAAATTTTAACAATACCTCCACTCGTAATTTTATCTCTATTGGTTACAGAACTAGGCACAAAGAAATAAGCATAACTAATTCCATTTGATTGCCCCCATGTAGTAACGGTTATTTTACCAGGATCGAAAATTCTGGGATACTCTGGAGAATATTGTTCCAAAGACCAAATAACAGCACCATCTAATGGCAATCCTGGACCATAAATTGTATCACTAACACCAATACCAGAACTATCATTTAAAACTATAGTTTCTCCATCTGTTATCGGTTCATATAGATATTTTGCCCTAGAAGAAGACACACTTTCGTTTGAGAAAAATTGATCTCTTGATGCTTGAATTAAAAATGTTTCGGTTTGTGACCTTGGAGTGAAATAAGTGTTATCATCATCAGCAATCCCACTGGTGTTATTTCTAGCTGAAATAAATGCTTGATATGCTGCACCATATAAATCTTCGTATGCTCTATTGCCAATGGGATATGGTTCTAGATAATATCTTTGTACTACACTTTGTATATTATAAGAACTATAAAATGCTGTAGTATTTTTATCATATCCACCATTTTGTTTAGAAGTTCCAAATAGAGCAATATATGGTATTCTTCCTCCTATAGTATCTACAAACGAAAATTGTGCAACTCCGCCAACCATGCTTCCTTCTGAAACATTTGGATCAAAAATATTTCCAGCAGATTCTAGATATACAATATTATCGATAAAATCTATTTTAGAAATTTTAGCACCATTTCCATCTCCATTATTATCCAGACCAAACAATCCTGTTATTCTCATAGTCGGGGATAAACCACCAACCTCATTAAATTTAATTGAGTTGTTTACCTGATTTACTGAAATTACTTCTCTTTGATATATTTGATTTATGAAAAAGTTACAAGGACCATATAATGGTACTTGATAACTAAACCTGTTAGATTTATCTGAAACTGGTTTACCTATAGTACAATAACCATCAATGTTAAGGTATTGTGGATCTATTTGTACACTTCCTTGTCTCCAGTAAAATCTAGAAGATGTAGATGGATTAAAAGATCCATCAGAATTAAACACGGTATTAGATTGTTCCGATATATCAAGAACTGGCCTTACAGGATTTACAATATTGCTAGATTCAAATCCAGTATGAGCTACGGGAGTTGTTCCAAATTGTCCTCGAACAACTCCAGTCAATTCATATCTATTTTCGGAAATTTTAGTATACCCTTGAAATTTTATAATTTCATCATCTATTCGTATATAAGGTGTTAGTGAGTATGATGTAGTTGGACCAGTTTGCCAAGTGGAGTCTGTGTTTCCATAAATCCATACTTTTTTCCAATATTTTGTTTTTGTAGTTGTCAAAACAGGTTCCGTAGTTCCAATTCTTTCGTTCCAGGAGATAGCTTGAACATCAGTTTCTAAATTTGCTAATATAATATTCTGAGTAACTCCGCCGCTACTAATATCAGACATCAATTGTGGTAGTGTAACACCACCCAATGGATAAAAATCTGCAAGTATGATTGGAGTTGTAGAATTTTCGCCATCTGTTCCTAAGTAAAAGTTATATGAATAAGGATTAGCTACAGTGAGGCTTTCTGCTCCATCGGCATTAGTACTAACCCCAATACTGCTTCCTAACGAATTAGTAAATATCGAAACTGCAATTCTATCTTTATTCCTTATAGTGCTAATATCTCCACTCAATGAAGAATTATAAGAAAAAAATGAGGTCGCAATAGTAAGGTTAACTGGATATTGAGATATCGGTGATGATGGATTGTAGGTAATAGGATAAGATGCTGCAAACCATCGGTAATTCACAAATGGAATATTTAATGTTATTGATGATGGATAATTAATTTCGTTTATATCTGTATTTGTCCAAAGATATGCTGAGCTACTTCTTCCAATTGTTACATGATCTAAATAATTTGTGCTAGTAGAATTTACATCATCAGCAGTTATATTGGATATAAAGAAATCAAATCCAATAGAAGTATAAACTGCTCTAAATCTTACTTCTAATCCTACATTTGGTATAGTATCAAGAACAAAAGAACTACTTAACCCCTTTAATAAATTTTTATATATAATAGCATACTGTAAAGTGTTATTTTGATCTATGGATAATCTAGATGGATATTTAAAATTTATATAATATTCATAATAAGTAGTTCCTTCTGAACTAATCTTTGTTGCAATTTTGTTATAACCAGTAATTGGTGTAGAATCCCATCGATATTTCAAATCCCCTTCAAAATTTGGATTATAAACCTGAGTATAAAATGAATATTCCTCATTTTTTGGATTTGGAATTAATACAGACAGATCTTGATCTGTCTGTATTTTTATTGATCTGGTATATTTTGAATAAATTGCATCCCCACTAGTTGCCGATACAACATTAACATTTATAGAATTTCTTTCAAGCTGTTTATAATATTCAGCGTTTCTTGTACCAGTTGATGTATTTAATTTAGACCATAAAGAATTGACTCCCCTTTCAAAAGTTATCTCATCTCCAACATTTATTTGTGTTTGTGGAGCGGCTGATAAAAAAACATTATAAAACTCAGAAGAATTTGCATTTTCTTCTATAAAATTTACTACGGAGTTTTGGAAAACCGAACTAACTATATAATCACTCAGTGTCAAACCACTATTATTTAATTCAGATCTTTCTATTGTTATATTATATCCTGTTAACTGAACGCCATTAACATACAGATCATCATCTCCATCTCTTCCTCCAAATTGAGATCCTTTTATTGTAAGATTTTCGCCTTGAGCATATCCAGAACCAGAAGTAACAATAGATACTGAAATTGGTGACATTGATCCAGATGGTTGTTGGTTTCCGTCTTGATCTTCTTCATAATTTAACCCTAAAACAACTCTAAATGTTGCTCCAGTTCCACCAGAAGTGGCTGGTTCATGCTGAACAATATATTCAGTAGGATCATTTTCTCCTAAAATAATTTGAATCTGATCTTGGAGAATTGGGGCTTCACTCTGGCCAGTCTGAACCACCCCAACAACTAGATTACTAAGTACGTGTCTATATCCAGTTATTGCACCACTAACGCCGTCATCTGGCACTAGGAGAACACCGCTTACTAATACGTTAAATTTGTCAATAAAATCTTTTCTAATCCATGTTTGACTAGCATCACCATCACCACCAACAGATCCTAAGTTTCTTCCTAACCAATCTACACTAGGAATAACTTTAGCATCTGTTAAAGTAGCAGTAGCAAATCTATTAAAGTACTGTGCTCCAAGTGAAGTGCTACCTACATTTTCTTCTTCTAAAGCATCATTCAAATCAAGCAAAACAGCTGGGTCGGTAGCCCAGTTTTTAAAATCTGCCATGTTGGCAGAATCATCAGTTTGTATTAAAATATCTGCGGTTGATGGTAGTTTACCAATAGAAGATCTGGTGATCTTTTTTGAAAAAAATGATCTTGATACTACTGCTGACATTTTTTCTTATACGTCAAAGGTGTTTACGTTGTAGAGAATTCTATCCGTTCCGAATATAAAGTAGTTGATGATAAAATCTCCAACTATACCATTTTCTCCTGTATCAGTATTTAGCCAAGCATTCTTAATAGAATACCATCTATTACCACCAGAAGAACCAATTCTTTCCAGTCCTTTTATAACTGTACCTGCTGTGTTAGCAGTGGAAACATAAATGAATCCAGAAACACCCAAATTAGCAGTTAAAACATTTTCACTAAGTCTTCCAATTCTTAGCAATCCTTGATTAGTATCTAATTCGGAAAGACTGGGGGTATAAGTAAAGTTTACTCCGTTCTCTAAATTGTAAACAAAATTTCCTCCCGATAAAGCACCAGCATCATAGTTACCAACATCATCCACATAAATCTGCCATGTTGTTGGAGCGGGAGATCCAGTTAATTTATTGGCATATGCCCATTGAAATAATGCTTGTGGCGTTACAAATACATCGTCAATAGATTGTGCTGCTGGACCCCAGTTTTGAGATGGAGAAACTTTTTTGGAGAAACCATATTTATCCTCGGTTGCAACTGGAAATCTATACAACGTATTTGGTTGTGCCACTTGAGAATCTTTTAGTTCGAGGCTGGCACCATCTCTTATTTTGAGAACGTTAGAAACCTCAATATCAGCAACGGTTACCTTATCGTAAGTAACTGTCTTCGAAGACGCTTCTGCTAATTGAATACGTGCAGATGACTGTAAGATAGTAGAGAATGCCTCTAGGTTTCCAACGCCACTACTAGAAGCAGCAGTAATATATAGATAATCATCTGGGTTTATTAGTCTAGTTTGAGCACTTGTTTTTAATTTAGGTGTATTAACTGTTTCTGATTGACTACCTTTGGTATCAATAATTTGGGCACCAATGAAGAAGTCTCCATTGGAGTTAGTTCCACTAGATCCGTTAAATCCACCGTCAATTTCCTGTGTCTGAGCATTGATAGTTTGCTGCTTGTTAAGAACGATAGTTTGGAATGCAGGGAAACCAGTTGAGTAGTTACCTGGGCCAAATCCAACATATTCCCAGGTATGTCCAGATGCTCTAATATTACTTGGTCTGTGTAGTTTGACTGCAATTGGTGCCAATCCATTTTGATCTTCAAACAATAACATTCTATTACTATATGCAGATCCGTCATTTCTAGTTGTTTCATTTACGACAGTAAAATTATCAAAAAGATCATCATCAATACCAATATCGTTTTGTATATTAGATCCACCAACTTTCTTGTAAGGTTCGTTTGATTTGAAATTAATTCTTTTTAATTTTACACCAATCAATGATCCGTCTCCAGCACTAATTATATTTCCACCTGTTAGTTTTTTAAATGTTATTTGATTAGTTGATGAAGAAGAAATTCTATAAAAAGTGTTTGTATCAATAATAGAAGAAGATCCAGCGGAGCAGAATTTTATAATATCATCAACAGCTAGATTATTAGTTCCGCTAGTTAAAGTTACTGTTGATCCAACATTACTTCCAATTGTATAAAGAGAAACACCAGAATTGATATTAATACCAGATTGTAGATATGTAACAAAAGTTTCTATAGTTTCTGCTGTAGTAGAATATTCCGATCTTCTACTATATCCATCCGCTTGTAAGTTAGAAGCATCTACTGTAACGGTCTTGATTGTTGGTGTGGTGTCATAAACACTGTATGATTTTTTAGGGTTCCATTCTGGTTTATCGAGGTTTATATCTGGGTATAAGAAATATTGATTTTGAGAATATCCAATTGGAAGCTGATCTGTGGAATTTAAAATATTTTTTACATTGGCATCACCAACTGTCAGTAAATAATAACCATCTTGCTGATTATATTGATATTCGATTTGAGTTTCTACGTCATAAATGTAATAACTATTTTCATAATAAGGAGCTTGATCAAGTTCTAATTTTATGACGTATTTTCTTTCAGGCGGTTTTGCTATTTGATTTTTTGGTATTTTGTAAAGAACTCTCCAAGTATGATCTTTTTGTAGACGATTATCTGGTGTCCTCTTAGCATATAAACTTGGGAATGTAGAATTTCCACTAAACTCTCTGGCATCTATTGTATTCAATGCATAATCCGTATTTGAATCATAACGCATTGTAATTCTCTTGAGAAGAGTATTTTCCGTAGTGGAATCAATTGGAGTTGCCCCTCCAAAATCAGCATTTGTTTGAGTTGCGGCAAATGATGCAGCATCTACAAATTCAAAGTAGCTTCCATCTGCAGCTTGTCCCCAATAGAATACATCAGATTCTAAAACAGAATCCATAATGTAAATAACAACATGTCCGTAATATACTGTGCCTTGCGTCTCAGAATACTCCCAACCATAATATTGTCTAGTATCATTTTCTGGAACTGTAAAGATTGTATTATCTGATGTAGTTTGATTTACCTCAGCATCAATGCAAGTTTGACCGTCTTCATTGACAGCTCCTTTTAATCTTAGCCTTGCCTTAAATTCTTTTTGAACTGCAGATCCAATAAAAGTCGGGAATGAAGTGTATACATATTCATCAAAGTCACTTCCCGTTTCGTAAGTTTCTGTGATTGGATCAAATTTAATATTCTTTCCTTTACCTAAAAGATAATTAATACCATCAAGTAATAACCAACGCTTTTCTTGGGGAGTTCCTTTGTTTTCAATGTATTCTGGAACTTCATCTTTACCAAACAATCCATATGGGTTATTTGGATTCTTGACGTAGATTTTACTAATTTTAGGTCTGTTTGCTACTTCAGCATTTTGCCAAGCAGAAAATGTTCTTTGATCGATTTCGCCAATACCAACTGGTTGTGTGTTTATATAATTGATTCCTCGTGGTGGGACTACTCCAATCAACTGTCCAGTTGAATCTTGATTAAACGCATCTCTTTTATATCCAGAACTTAATGTAGCAATATTACCGAAGTTTGAGTTTGAGTTTGTAATAGATACATCAGATCCTGTAGCGGAAATAAAATGATCCGCATAACCAACAGCGAAAACAGATACAACCTGCAGGAAAGAATCGTTACTACACTTAATGTGATAATGTCTCCAACCATCAAGATATGTAGAATCTACTTTAGTATGTCTTTGATCTGCATTTGTAACTACTTTAGTTCTGTCACTATAAGTAGGTTGATTCGTGGGATTATATAGATAAGCTCTGTCATCTCTCTGTAGTGAGATACCAGTGTATTGTGCAAGAACCATTGATTTGAAACCAGTGGCATCATCACCATTTGCATGTAAACCACCCATTCCATATACGGAACGTAGTGAACAGTTAAAGATATATGGAGAAGCGGAACTTACAGTATCAATAGAGGTTGGTGATGTTGCATCACCAACGATTCTGTTTTCTTCAATTCTTCGAGTAAGTTCATCTTCACTGATATCTGGATTAATTTGAGCATTATAAATTCTAACCGACTTTAGATAATACTCATCAAGTTCTTTTGCGTTAGCATACTTGAATGCAACTAGTCTGTGGTGACTACATGGGAAGCATCCAGTATCATCAATACCATTCTGGTTGCTATATGTAACAAGATTTCCAGATGAATTTACATATTGTGGAAGATTAATCGCATCTTTAATTGTAAGTTGCCAGAAATAAGAACCACCCGTTACCCTAAAGATAGCACTTTCTTGGTCTCTATCAAATCCATAAGGAACTCTTCTGATAGTAGAAGTTACACTGTCATTTAGAATATCAACATATAATGAATATGAGGTCCAAATTGATGAAGCAACATCATTACACTGCGGAATAGATGAATCAAAAAGATCTCCAGATGCAAATTTAGATTCTGAGTATGGGGTTTTTATTGAATAAAAAGTTCCTGCTTTAAATGTAAAACCACCATTTGTCGTTTGATTTGTATTAACAGCACTATCTAAAGTAGCAGATGTTGCAGCTCCATTTCCATCATAAACAACATCTAAAATTTGACGACTTCCAATAATTCCTGGACCTTCAACAGTAACGCCAGGAACAATACCTAGTTGTGCAGATGCAAAAGTAATTGTAGTACCACTTGTAGTTGCTTGATCCACAAAAGAACTGTTTCTCATTGCCATGATAGCCATATGAGAAACAATTCTAAGAGTTCTTACGGTATCTAATACTTCATTTGCTCCTTCAATCATTCCTTGATTAAGAACTGCTCCATCGTAATAGAATTTGGCAGTATCATAAATGCTTGAGTTGCCACCCCTCTGGAGATCTGCAACTAATGCATCTATATAATATCCAATATCTCTCTTACACTTCGCTTTGTTATAATCAGCATTTCCAGGAGTAAAATTATCTTGCAACCATCCAAATGCTTCTGACTGAATATAGTCTCTATTGTAAATGATTAAATTCCCTGCATCTTGATATCTATGAGGTGTTGCTGGAGTTGCTGGATCTGGAACATATTTTGGTCTTAGGATCGTTTTTCTTAAATCTAGGCCAATAATAGACGTACCTCTTGGCACTATTATGCCGCCTGAAGGAGGATTTATTTTATGTAAATTTGCAACTAGTTCTTGTTCTGTGTTGTAATTTGCTGCTGTATTGAAGAAACTAGCAAAGTCTGCATCTGTTTCTTGTTTTCCTGGTCTATTATCAATATCATAATCACCAGGATAAACAATAATTGTATAGTATTCAAATGCGTCAACACCAACTTCTTCTGCGATACCAGTACCAGTAGGTGCAATTGAATTCGCAGTAAATATAGTACCAGGATTATTATTTGTAGCACCAATAGTGGTCCAATTCGTGTTACCAGCAATAATAATCTTGTACTGTTTTCCAGTTATAATTTGTTCTGCTGGAACTTCGCCTAACTGACCTTTACCAGCAACATATGATTGCTTGGCAACCTCAAATAATGCTCTTTCAATACTTCTGAATGGTTTGTTTAGACTTCTACCAGTTTCATCGAATGCGTCTGTGGCATATAGTTCATTCTTGCTAACATAAATTGTTCTTTCGTTGTTTGTAAGTTCAATATTTGCTGAGTTTTTTGTTGCAAGACCTTGAGCAACAATCGTGCCATCAGCTCTTAGTAGAATTTTTGTATCTGGATCTCCGCCAGTAGTAAAATTAAGTCCAAAACCATCACGATAAAATCCAGTGTTATCTGAAGTATCAGAAGTATTTCTGAAATCAACAGAAACATCATTGATCGTTCCTGCAGCTATTGATTCATAATTTGTTTTTAAATTAGCTGTATTTAAAGTATTTGTATCTGCATTATAATTTAAATCAGGATCGTATTGGATACCAGCAGATTCTCCACTACCATCTAAAATAGCTAGTGGTTTATCTATGGTTTGATTTGATTGAGTTAAAATTACTTTTTGCGTTTCAGTTGCTGATAGATTAATTGAAGATGACGAAAGACTTAAAACACTAAATCTAGCGTCTAAATTTCCGCTATCTATTTGAATAATATCTCCTACTTTATAACCATCTCCAGGAGAAGAGATAACTAACTCTGTTGGTAATGCTCCCCCTACTCCTCCAGACCACGAAACAATTAGTCCACTTCCAGATCCTGTAATAAAAGTAGTTGCTACATTAGTATCGGAAGCATTATAACCACTACCGCCACTATTATAATTTAATGTTTGTACTGGACCAGACCCGATTAACGTTTCTCTAACTTCATTTATAGCAGATACTAATGTAGTTTTTGATGTTGTTGCTAAATCTGGTAAATTTCCAATTTGATTTAATGCTGAACCTGCATTTGCTAAAGCAGTGTCTGCATCTGCTTGTGCTGCAGCTGCATCTTGAATTCCTTGGTCAGCTGTAACTTTTACTTCATTTACAGCTGGAATTAATTTAGATGCTGTCGTCGATAAATTATCAATATCTTGTATTTGCGTTACTACAAATGTTGCATCATTTCCGCCAGAAAGAATTGTAATAACATCATTAACTTTATAACCATTTCCACTAGAAACAATAGTAATAACTTGTGGTACAGCTCCACCAGTTCCACCAGACCAAGAAACTGTTAATCCAGTTCCACTTCCGTTTGATGACGTTGCAATATTTACTGCAGTGCCTGGATATCCTGATCCACCATTCTGTATTGTTACTGATGCAATCTTCCCCGTTAAAGTTATTTGGCTTTTTATTTCATTAATTGCACTTGTAATATCAGAAACATCTACTGTAACTAAGTCAGATAAATTTCCTACGATATTGTTTATATTTGTATTATTTGATGATACAGTAGAAGCTAAACTTTGTGCGGTAGAATCTGTAGTATCAAGTCTAGTTTTTAATTCATTTATTGAACCAACTACTGTTGATTTTTGTGTTGTTGTTAATGTATTTTTATCACCAACATAATTATTAACTCCTTTTGGTCCGATATATCTATAGCCTTTTATTCTTATTTGACCAGTGGAGGTTGAAGTAACCAAACTCGACACATTATCAGAAATGAAATGTAGAACTCCAGTAGTGTAATCAAATATCCATTCATCATTATTTCCAGTACCATTTGGATATATTCTTTGCGTTCCATTTGATCCATATACTTCAATAGCATACTTCTGACCAAATTCTGGAGAAATCCAATCTTTTAAATTAGTTTTCCAAGTTCTTTTTGGATCTTTTGCTGAAAAATCTGCAGAACATTGTACAGCAGTTGTATAGCGGTCTTCCACAAATCCAGAAACTGCGGCTGGAGTTGATGGTATCTTATCGGAAGCAAACCAAATTAAATCTCCTCTTGCAGAATCTACTGAAATTATAGATTCATTATACGTCGATTTATTATCCGATAAATCTGTTTTGGCTGATTTATAACCAACTTTTTTATACAGATAATCTAACTTTTCAGAATCTGGAATTGCCATTTCTTATCGATTTACTTAAGAGGAAATACTAATAAATGATACCGTTTGAGAAGGAGATAATTTTACTCTAACAAAAATATCATTAGTTAAAGAATTTGAACTATTTTCCGACCCAAAAGTGCAGTATATAACTGTATTATTTAGGGATGTATTCAAGATAAGTTTGTTTTCTAAAGCACATCCATTAATAGGAACTCCATAACCAGAATAAAGTTCGGTTGGAGTAATCCATCCATTAGTGGTAGTATTATTTTGTAATAAATTACTAATATTAGAAGTAATCCATAATCCACTAATTCCTGTGCTAGAATTAATTTTTATTGGAAAATTTGATAATGATTGTCTATTAAATTTAAATGTAAAATATTGACTTCCTGTTCTACCAGAACTTAAATTTGGTCCAGCTGGGATATAATTTAAAGAATAATTTGTTTGATCATGTTTTAATAATCCACCAACAACAGTAGCTTCATATGTAGAAATAGTAAATGGAGTATTAAAATTTATTGTTGTAGTGTCCCAAATATTAGATGGAGTATCTAAATTCGATTTTGATGATACTCTAAGTCCATTACTAGATCCAATACCAACTTCTCCTGATATTATAATATTTTGCTCATCAACTTTTGTAGTTGAAGCTGTTCCACCTTTTATTAATATAGTTTTATTATAAGATGGTGTATTTGAAGTTACACTATAACTATTATTTAATATAAATTGTGGAAAAGTACTACTAGCTAAATGAGTATCTCTCAATGGAATAGTAACAGTATGATTTATTGTAGATGAACTTAAATAGTTTGCTGGTAAAGGTGTAACAATTCCGACATCTGTATAGGTAATATTTGAGGAGAAATTAAAAGCAGTTGAAGATCCAACAGAAATAAATTCATTTGATGCTGGAAATGTATTTCCAGATAATTTACCCATTGTCAATTGTACTTGGAAAGAATTTGATTGTGAGAAATGGGCAATACCGCTACTATAATTATAATTTGTAGTTACTGGTTCAATGATTGATGAAGTTAATGTTGGTGATCCTGGTGATGCTGTATCATATAACCATGTTAAAATTTGTGTAGATGTTCCAGATTGATCAAATTTTAATGTGTTCCATCCAGATAAAGAAGTTCCAAAAGCAGACAAATCATAAGAAGTCCATATATTAGCTGGTATATCAACAATTAAATTATAGTCTTGATTATTAGAAATAATTAAATCATCATAGATTCCAGAATTATCCGCTAAAGATAATGTTACTGATCCAGAAACAGAACCATTTTTTACTACTGAAATAATTCCTTCTTCTCCTGGTCCAACTGATACCAAAGGTTCCGTGGCATAAGACGAAGATCTAATTACTTTTATTGTACTTCCAGCTCCAGGTAAAGATAAATTGCCATTATTTGACACAGTTACGCCAGAACAATATCTGTATAAAGAATATGAATTTAAATCAATCGATAAATTTGAAATAGATGGGGGTTTTTCTGGTAAAAGTTTGCCCAGCAAAGTATTTATTTTATCCGTAGCATCAGCAACAGTAGTAGTACTTTGTAAATAAACTGCATAGGTATCATTAGTATACGATCCATCTGTTGGCGTACCCAAAACTCCAGCGTCAACATTAGATACTGCAGTATTTAAATTATTTACTGCATCTACTAAATTCGTATTACCACCTACCGACAAAGAAGCTAAATCACCTACATTTTGTGACAATAAATTTATCTTTTGCCTTTGAATTTCAAAAGTATCTGTTTTAGCTACGTTAATTTTTGGCATTGTTTGCGATCTCTCTAAGAAGCTGTTTTATTTCAGATAGTTCTTCCTTCAAAGTATTTATGTCATCTTTCATAATATTAAACTCAGATGTTAATCTTTTTGTGGGACGATCCTTACTTATGATCGCCCCAGTATTAACATCTCTAACTAGGTTTGGATGACCTTCAACTGGTAAGTACATTAGAATGAAGCCACTGCACGAAGATCTTGAATTTTCGGAGCATATGCTGGATCATCTGACTTCATTACGATTTTAATTGCAAATGAAGTAAATTCAGGAAGATCTGCAACGCTATATCTAAATTCTTGATATGACGATTGCTTTTCTACAATAGCCGAAATTGAATTTTCTGCTGTTGCTAAATCATCATTATCTGGAGATCCATCTAGATTAAAATACTTCCAGTTGATATCTTCAAAATTAGATTGTAAAGATGCTTCTTTAATTCGATAAAGAACTTTTACATTTTCTCTATCTTTAACATTAGCAGTAATTCTGACATCAATAGTTGTACCAGGACTATTGATAGCAACTTCTTTTGATACATATTTTGCTAATGACGAAGTATTTTTTGCACTAGTTTCTGGAGTAAAATCTACACCAGTAGTAAATTCCATTGAAGAAACTTCAACATATCTACCATCACCAGTTTTAACGATGTCTCCTACTCTAAAGATATCTTGCGATTGATTTGTTGATTGTCTTACAAAAACACTTCCCTTAGTAATTGGGCTAGTGTAATTATTAGAAATAGGTAAATAACTATTCTCAACAATTAATTCTTTATCTTTAGAATCCCATGAAATAATCTTTCCATTGATAGTATTAGCATAATCAGTATTTACATTTTCTGGGTAATGCGCAATAAGATCTGCATTTTCTGAGAAGTTAAACAACTGCTCAGCTACGCTAGAAACACTTAGATTTGCACTTGTTATGCGAACTCCTGATGAAGTACTGGCAATTAATTGCTCATTGGATTTAAATACAACAGAAGTGTTTAAAATTACCAACGCAACATTATCTGCATAATTTAATATGGTGCCAGTTGCTTTACTTGTTTCGCCAGTTAAAATTGTTCCTGGTACTAATTGATTAGAAGAGCCAACAATAACTAAACCTATATTATATAAAGAAGAGAATTTTAATTTTTGATACCTCTTTCCAAATCTATCTTCATAACCAGTAGAGTTTTCTACTCTATTAGTTGACATTTTAACAGAACATGTATTTAAATCAATTACAGGAGATAAGTAAGAAATAGAAGATGATAAATTAACTTTGTACTCTAATGATTTATCAATTGAATTTACTGTCTCATTAATTCTTGATGCCACAATTTTTTGATTAGAGAAAAAGTGTTCTTGATTTAAGAAAGTTTTTTCGTAATCTGTTTGCGTATATGAGGGGAAATTAATTGATGTAGAATCTACTGGTGTAATGTTAGTAGTTTTTACAAAACTATCAATTGTAGTTCCTTCTAACTGCAAATAAGAAATTTGAGCATAAAGTTTCTCGTATTTTCTATTATAAGAAGCAAGAACTTTTTTGCCTCCACCAACAACACTAGATCCAGCTCTATTTGGAGAAATTATATTGTAAGAATCAATTCCAGAATTTGTAACTTCAAACAGTAAAGCATTTAAAGATGCGGAAGAAATTCCACCAACAGTTTCTGCATTTCTGAAGAATACGTAAGATTTGCCAGTTCCCTCAAAACCATGATCTCTGTGATTTACCTTAACAATAGAATTATTATTTTTAAATAGATTTGATGTAGCATTTGTTCCAGATCTTACACTAGTTTCAAATGGATTTGAATCTAATAACTCATAACCTAAATCTTTATTAGTTAATAAAAGTTCTGCTGGTCTTGTAATATCAAACTCGGCTCTATAAAGAGTAAATTTAATATCCTCAAATAAATCTTCTGTCCAGTTATCTGTGTTCTGTGATTTGTAAACAGAACCAAGCAGAGGTTGTGAATTTACAGTAGTGCTGGTAGAAATTTCAGTTTCTCCTAATCTTGATGCCCAGATCTCATAATTGATCGAATCTGTTTCGACAGTTAATGCATACTCAGAATCATTCTGTAAATATACTGGATGCTTGAAATTAAATCTTGTTGGAACAATTGATTTAGTATCACTAAATTCATCTGTAGCAATACCCATTCGTACCGCTGGGGTATCGATCTCAATTACAGATTGAATTACAGCTTCTCCTGCACCACTACCAATACCTTTGATAACTACTGAAGGAGCTTCTGTATAACCACGACCACTTAGTGAAATCTCTGCATTGTAAATTTTGAAATCAGAAACACTAACTGTACCAGTTGCCGTACTTCCACCTGGGAGTTGAGGACTTTCGATTACAATAGTAGCACTTTCGTAATTATCTCCCACATTAGTAACTTTGAGATCAACAACCTTGCCAGAATCTTTGGCAATTGTTAAAACTGCATTTTTATTGCGTGTGTTGTTGAACTCTGTAACAGAAGGAATCTCTAAAGGTTCATTCTGCAGGAATGAACCTCCATTATTGTTGCTTAGAACCAATGTATAAACTTGTTCCTTGTTCAATTGGAATTGAACTGAATTTTCATCCCCAACTAAAATATTATTTTTATCGTATACTTTTAAAATAGGACCAGTGGCATTTGAATTTTTACCTTTAATAAACTCATTTTTTCTGATAGAAATAGTATCAGAATCTCCAGTTAAATAAACTCTCAAATATGTCTCTGGATACATTACAGATTCTGAACCAGGAATAACATATTTTCCAGGCTTTCCCGTATCAATATTAGTTAGATATACTCTAATAGGTACGGAAGAATCTTTCTTATTGAAGAATAAATCAACTCCAGTTGTAAACATACCACCAGCAAAATTCTCAATCTTGAATGTTTGCGCCAACGGATTTGGTTTTGATTCTTGATCTGTATTGCTGTTTACAAGTTGTACTCCTTCGTTTGCTTTAAAGTACGCAACAGAAGTTGAAATTATTGATGGAGGATTTTCTGGGGTAATACCAGAAGAATAAAATTTAATTTCTGCGTAAGTATCTGAATTTAGTTTTTCTGAATACTCTGGAGTAGATGCAAATGTAATTGTCTTTTCTCCAGATGTAAATCTAATTTCTTCTGAACCTTCATCATACGAAACTGTATTTACATCCCCAGTCCACTTTGAGTTTTCAATTGGGGGATAACCTGCTGGAAATAAAATTACTCCACTTAGGTTGCCATTTGAATCTGTTACTAATGGAGAATTAAAAGTAGATAAAGAGTTGCCTGCAACGCCAGTAAAGATAGTATCGGGAACAGCCCATCTGTTGATATTTCTACCATCAACGTAAACATTAATATTAGTATTTGCTTTTAATCTTTGTACTTTAAACTTAATAGGGATAGATCTAGCAAAGAATTGTAGTGAAGATGCAATACTATTATTATTTACAGTTTTTGAGTTTATTCCTTTGCCAATTTCATTATTTTGAGGATTGACATTGGAAGAACTTGCAATAGATGCTTGTTGGACTGATGCGCTAATACTCTCACTTGCTACTGAGGCAAATGAATTGATATTTAAAAACGAAGCATTTGTACCCACCCAATTAACTATGAACGAATTGCAAATACTTGAAAGAGATTCTTTTACTTCATCTTTTGCTTGGAAAATAGTAAAATGGCTTGTATTATTATTTACCGCTAATGGAGCCACAGTGATGTCGTACCACTGATCAATTATTGGAGTAATATTACAATCGCCAACATATTGAACTACTACAAATGGATTTGGATTAATAGTTTTAGTAGCATATTCATTACCCAATACTTTAATAGAGTTGAAAGGTAAGGTAACAATATTATCTGATTTTTTATATCCAGCAATAGCACGTTGATCATCTCTAGTATTAATCTCTACTAGATTGAAACTATTTTCTCTTGTTTGTGGTCTTAGAACTGATTGCTGAGTGTCAATTGAGCATCTATAATCAGGTGATTTAAGATTGCCAATTCCATGAGATTCGAAGTTATCTACAATAAAACCACTTTTAAATCTGTCTAAACCAATTTCATCCTTAATTTGCATATTAAGAGCTTGCTGCTCAAGAATGCTGAGAGTTGTATAATACTCTAAACGCTCAATACGCTTTTCAAGTTTTCCAATATCCCTCATTGTATATCTACGATTATCAACAGGGATAATTCTTATATCTTTACTATCTACAGTAAATGAAGGAATGTGAATGTAACAAATTGCAATAGCATCATCAACATTATCTGGTTTAGAAGGATTCATTGAAGAATTACCTTGCTTAACAATAAACTCTCCTTTTTTATTTAAGAAAATGCCATCAATGCGATCAAGATATTGGGTTTCACTAAATGATACTGTATACTCTAAATTAATATCGGATGCTGGAGTTGCTGATATAACACCACCATCATCAATGAAGTTTACATAACTCTTTCCTTCTGGGTTTGTAAAAATAGAGACATCTTGGAAACCAGTAATTGTAGTATTAGAATCTACTTTTGGTCTAAAATCAATAACATCTTTTAATGAAACAATTCCGTGAAGAGCTGAGTTAAATGATGGGATCTCTCCAGCTGGCACTCCTGCCTCATGTAAATACGAATCTACCGTACAGAAATCTCCTTGAGAATGCTCAAAGTAATCAAATGCAACTACAAGTTGACCAACTGGAGCATCAAATCCTGGTTTTAAAACAATTCTGGAAACATCATACAACGTATCTCTTTGACCATCATCAAAAGTAAATTTATATGTAATGTCAGTACCACTAATTAATTGACCACTAGCGTCAACATTTGGAGGAGTAGTAGAAGTACCTTCATATACATATCTCAGTTTATATGCATCGGAATAAGAATAAACCTGAATTGTCTCCTCGTCGTAATCATTACCTCTCAATGGAATTACTCTATCTCCACTGGAAGAAACAACAATTCTCTTGTTCTTAATTGCAGTTTTTAATCTAGGCTTTCCTTTATCAATTTCTACAGTAGCAGTTAGTTTCAATTTTGGATAGTTAATTAAACCAGTTCCAAAATAACTATCTGGTAAATTAATTACTGCAGATCCAGTAGTAATCCCAGTAGAATCTGATGTTGGGTTGTTTAAAGTAACAAACTCGGGGGCAACATAAATTATGTCACCAGATTCAACAAGAGTAGAATCACCGCTATCTAAAACAGTTAGAACGAAAGAATTCTCCGAATAAGTAACGAATCTTTGGAAACCAGTTCCTAGTTGTGCAGTAAATGTTAAAGTTCCTCCACTTGAAGATAAATCTGTTGTGAAATCTTTACGGATATAATATTTAATTTTTGTATCTGATGTATCTTTAACTAATGATGCTATTTGCTTACTTCCCGTTGGATAAATTAATGACGAAGTAACATTTTGAATATTTGGTCTAATTCTAACAACACTAGTGTTTACAATATCTTGAGGTAGTGAGTAATCTAAATAAATTCTGGATTTGTATACACCTTGTGCATCTGATGTATACTGCACGATATTTTTTACAACCTGATTAGTTACATCAGTAAATTGTACAATATCTCCTTGAATTAAATCTTTTGCTAAATTTGCTCCAAATCCATTACACTCAATAAAACGATCGCCTTGCTTACCTGAAAAAGTGAAATTTGTTATTTGCTTATAAGCAGAGTATTCTGCTTTGTTAAAATCAATATCTGCAGTAAATTTGTAATTATTGTAGTTGGAATGTAGTGATTTTACATTTTGTGGGGTGTATGTTAATACAGAATTTTTAAATAGTACTGGTACAATAACTGCATAATTTGATGAAGAGTCAGGCTGCGGAGATGCAGTTACAACTGGAGGTGCGGCGTATTCTTTTTTTAGAGCATTTCTATCTTTAATATTAATTTTATAGATAGATCCTCCAATTAATTCTGGAGTAACTTTACTAGAATTTATTGCATCGCCATCAATAATTAATTCAGAATCTGTAGTATAACCATTGCCACGGTTCGTTACGATAAAGTGAGAAATAGTATTGTCCCTAGCAATTTTTAAACTATTTCCATCTTCATCTGAAATAGTTTCCCCCGAGATAAATTCCCCAGAAAGTACACTAACAAATAGTATGTTGCCGCTGCTATAATTTTCTGTAGTGTCTGATTCGATTACACCATATGCATTACTTGTTTTGCCGACAACATACTTGCCAACACCAAATCCGATTGATGAGGATTCTTCTAAAGTAATTTTAGTGAAGAAAATGGGATTAAAATACGAGAAATTAAATATTCCACTATATGGTCTATTGTTAATACCACTTCTTCCTCTTGATACAACAATATCAGTATCTTGATTAAATCCCAGTGCTCTGTCAGAAAGAGTAAAATTCTTTGGTTTTGTGATTCCAATTACTGGGGTAATTGTAGTATTGTAATCAACAATTGTTCCGTAATAACCAGATGAACCAGCTAAAGCATCAGCTTCTGTTTCAAAAAGTAATCGTATTTTGCCTGCACCACCATCATCATATTCTAAGAAATAAGTATCTAAAATAGATTTATCTCCTTTGATCGTAAACTCTACAAAGAATTGTCCAGATGATGTCGAAACATCATTTCTCTTGCATATAGAACTTGATATCACATCCACATAATCTACTGAAGATGGTTCTCCACCACTTCTGGTTTTGATATACCATAATTTATCAGGATACTCATTTCTAGAATTTGGTAAAACATTTGCTACCTGAACATAAATTGTTTTTAGACCATCAGCTAAAGTAAATGATTGTGCTCTTCTTGATTTTGTTAATTTAAAATAAGAATCATCTTCTTGGCCATTTAATCCAATCGAACCATCATTAAATACACAATTTAAATAAACATCAGGATAAGCAGTTAAATCTCCTGCAACATTATTAAGAGGAACACTACCGTAAACATTGGAAATTTTAAAACTAGAAGAACCTTTGGATTTAATAGTTACATTATCTCTTGTTAAGGTATCTCTTGCCTTATCGATTTCTAGATACTTGGTTTCTTTATTTACAATTTCAAAACCACGAATATATGCTTTTCCTGGTCCAATATTAGCAACCATTTTTCTGGATGCTTCTACTTCACTAATTCCATTTACTAAACCAGATTCCGCTAATTTGTACAACCCATTGTTATTATTGTTTTGATAATACTCTCTAATATCAATTGAAAAATCTTTTACTACATAGTCTCCCGACTCATCAAAAGTTCTTCTAGCTAAAGTCTCTTCAAGTAAAGTATAATCGGCAGGCTTTACCTGTTTTTCCACAATACCATTCTTAATTTGAATCAACTGAATGAAATTTTTGTCAGTTAACTCATTATAGGTATATTTTTTTAGATCGAGAGAAATTTTTAATCTATGTGCTCCAGGAGCACTAAAGTTAGAAAATCCTCTAGCATTATCATATAAAGAAGCATCTTCTTCTGGGGTTACAATGTCCTCGATAATATTAAATCCAACCTTTGCGGATGGCTTATCATAATACTTATCTATGATTAAAAGTTGCTGCTCATTCCTTACAAAATAACCATTAACATAATAAATACCCTCTTCAACCTTTAGTGCAGTGGCGAATCCCATTGCTGGGCTTGTTAATGATGTAGTTTCTTCTGTATCTGGATTAAACGCAGAAATAGTTGTAGGCATTACACTTCCATCAGTGCCAACAACTAATAAAGGAGTATTTACTCCGCCAACTACTTCTAAAGTTTCTCCTTGTCTGAATGTAGATTCATTTCCAGCATCGCCACTATTTACATAGTTAACAAAAATTGTATCCGCTTCTTCTGTAGTAGCATATTCGGTTTCTACGACAACTCCAGTTACTCCAGAATTAATACCACGAAGAGTAGATCCAACTAAATTTTTGATATCATATTTTTTGAATACAATTGATCCATTTTCATTTACAGCAACTTCAGAAACTGAAGATAGTTTGACATAATTTAATTTCGTATTCAGACCAATCTCACCAGGAATTACAAGCTGTCCCTGTTTAAATTGAAACTTAGCATAGTTCTCAATTTGATTTTGCAGGATTGATTGTAGAGAAGTTAATTCTCTGGTTTGTATAGAATACCCAGGTCTGAAGAGAACTTTATAAAAATTCTTTTGCGGATCAAAGTCGTCAAAATATGGTGATACGTTAAGATTTGTCTTCTGTGGCATCGTAAATGAATCTCTCTACTTGGAACCTATTTCCCTATCTTATTTATCAGTAAAGATAAAAAAAAATCTCCCCGTAAGGAGAGATTTGATAAGTAATTTTAAATCAGAACTCAATTACGAGTTTGATATCTTCGATTTGGTCTGGTGCTCTGGTGATTAGTCTTCTGTTTTCAACATAAATCATTTCACCACTGTTTGAAGCAATCTCTGGATTTGCAAGACCACTTGTAAATGATAGGCCGTCAGGATTAGCTACAGTATATTGAGTATCAACATTACCACTAGTAAAAGATCCAGCACCAGTAATAGCATTGGCACCATTTGACTCAAAAGCTCTAACTACGCCAGCATCTTTGTGGAGATCTGGAGATTGGATATACTTAAGGACACCATTAGTTGTGCTACCAGAATCAAGTACCCAAGAAACTACAGTACCATAAGCAGTGCCGCCAGTTACAGTTTGTGAAATTGTTTCATCAGAATTGAAATCTGCAGATGCACCAGTAATTTTAACTGCATAAAGACCATTAACAGCGTCTGCGGTTGCGAATGTAGTAGTTCCATAAATATATGGATCTTTAAGAATACCAATTCTACGGAAATCATTATCAACTGGGAAATCTCCCGAACCTTCTGCATATGTTAGACGAATATTTGTCATAACACGCTTAGCATTTAGTTCAATTTCCATGTTTGAACCATGACCACCTTGAGGTGGAATAATTGGTTCTAATGCTCCAGTTGCGGTTGCACCAACCGCAACGGATGCAGTTAAACCAGCATCACTAAACAAACCGTAAGCAGTTGCTCCAGAACCAGTACCAGTTACGAGAGGAACTGATGCGTAAGTGTAACCACTACCAGGAGTTGTTACTGTTGCTGAAACAAGAGCACCAGCAGTAACTACAATTTGAACAACACCATTGCTGCCATCACCAATAATAGGAGCATAATGTGTGCCATTTGGAAGATTAGCACCAGCACTTTCTATTAATACAACATCTACTGCACCATCAACTGCAGCTGCTTCTGTTGCCTGACGAGTTGTGTCAGTAGGAGCAACAATTGGCATAAAATCAGTTGAGAAGAAACGAATTACATCATTTGTGGATAGAGTAAACAAATACTTCCAGATGTAACCAGCATTACCTGCTTCTTCAGTGAAAATGCCAGCTGCATATGAACCTTGGCCAGCTGAAGGTGTGGTTTTTGGCTCATTAGTTGCATTTTGCCCAGTTGGATTTGCTGGGTTCTCTCCATTATAGAGGCACTTAAATACCTCATACTGGGAGTTGATTACATAGAACTTAGCTTCACCAATTGAAGTAACTCCAGTTGCTGCCTGCTTACCAACTTGACCGCCGCTAGCTGGGGTAGCAGAGTAGTCAGGCTTCCACATATCAAACTTAGGATTAGCAACTAAATCCCAGTTATAACGACGAATAACTGCACGAGCAAATTCTGGGGTAATTCTTTTTGCTGCAATAATATCGTCGTAAATATCAAACTTTTCTTTTTGGTTGTCTAGAGGCACTGGTGGAATTTCTTCCGCCGCATATCTGTAAACACCAGCAATTGCAGTAGCACCAGTATCAGCGGTGCCATTGTAACCTTTTAAGGTTGCACCTGCACCTGGAACTGAAGAAGTTGTTGGACCAACACTATTAAGAAGTAAACTATCTTCGTAAACTGCTTTAATGGTTGCCTTAAAAGTAGGTGCAGCAGTATATGAAGCACCAACATAAACTTCATTCCCAACAGCAAATGCAGTTGCTGATTTATTGTAAATTTCTACGTATGAATCCCAATCCTGTGGACGACCAACAAAAAAGTACATTCTGGTACGGTCGGAACCAGTGTCGGTAGAACCTTCCGATAGAGACTCTAGAAATTGTTTAGCATTGAAAATTCTAAACTTATCTGAGATAATAGCAGCCATTTAATTAATCTCTCTAGTGAAAACGTTTCTTCTGACTTATTTATATTTATAAAAATCAAAATGATCTTAAATATGTATTTTGTGTGTGAGAAGCAGCTATAGTATTATCAGCTCCTCTTACCAAACCAAGTAAAGTATTCCCATTCTTCGATGTATATTCTATAATTTCTTTATCTATAATAATTCTTCCAAATTCTGGGAATGCAAAAGAATTAGCAATAGTCATTTCTACATCTAGATCAGAAATACTATTAGTCAAAGTTGTTCCAACCTCATTTATAGATGGGCCAGCAAAATTAACATAGTCTCCAGATAAAGCAATTGAAGAGTATTTTCTTTGTTCAAAATCAAGAATAGAAATATTTGAATATGCTGTGTCAAACTCTAGAATTGTTCCATTAACTGCAAATGCTCCAGTGTTAATAAAGGCAAGATTTTCAAAAGCAGTAATAGTATGACCAGCGTTTCCTAATGTATAACCTTGATAGAAAGGATCTCTATCTAGACTATCATTAAGAACTGTAATAGTAGAACCATCTCTTAATGTAATTAAATTAATAGAATTATCTAAAGTGAGTACACCAGTATCTCTAGTTTGTATTTGATTTGCTAAAATAATATTTTCCGTGTAGAAATCTAAAACTCCAGTTTTATAACTAACTTCTATAGATAATGTTGTGGAATTGTGTTTTATAGAAGGATCTACTACTTCTGTTTTCAATACTTTCAGCCTTTCAGTGAAAGTATTGTGATCAGACTCTATTGATGTTATTGTCTGAACCGTGATTGTGCCAACAGGTACAACACTTACGACCTTAGGCAGATGCCTTAAATAATCACCTGCATCATGTGTTTGTGCGGTAGTTCCATCTGCTCCTCTAGTTACAGATAAAAATCTATCTGTTTTTTTCTTTTCATAATAAACAATTTCTTTACCAATCAATAATCTGCTAGAATCTGGGAATCTTCTAGTATCTGGTATGTAAACTATGTTGTCAGTTTCAGATAAAGGAGCATCCAAGAATGCGCCAATATCATTAATAGAAGCTGTATCTAGTTGAATAAATGCTTCATTAATTTGCTTGCTAATTGTCGAAGTTATTTCTTTATCTACTGAAATAACAGTGGAAGAAGAAACGATATCAGAAGAAACATCTAAATGTCTTACAATTTCTGGAGAAGCTGTAAGAATATCACAAGAAACAATTATATCTGGCAGTAAAATATAGCACTCGCTAGTTTCTGATATTTTGTTAACCTTAGCTAATTCTTCATCTGGTTGAATTGTGCATAATAAGTCTTTTGCTACTACAGGAACGTTGCTAAAATCAATAAGAGTAAAAAGAAATGCACCAGCTGGCCCAGAAGAAATAATACTTATGTGACTACTTGTAGTTAAAACATCAGCAACTGCTGACGGAGGTGAAATATTTAATACAGTAGTAGTATCAAATTCTCTTGATCTCCCTTTAATTATATTGTAGCCTCTAGATACAACTACTTGAGGTGGTTCTGTATATCCATAACCACCATCAATTAAAACTATATCTACAATTTGACCACCTACAGAAATTACTTCAGCTTTAGCTCCACCACCACTCTGGGTTCTGGGGACAAAATCAATGATAGGTGAAGTATAATATTGATATGCAGTTGGTTGCAACAATATATTATTATTGAAAAATAGTAATAAATCTCTTCTATTCCAATTTAATTTTGTCACAGTGCCATTGACATCAACTTCTGCGGTTATACTTAGACCTTCGCCTCTAACTATGTCATTGTAATTTGTGGCTTGTACTCGGGAGTAAATATCTTTAGGTAAGAACTCTCCAATATTATACTGCTTCGTATTTACTAGCTCAGGAATTGATACAATTTCTCTAAATTCAGACTCACCATCAATCTTAATTAAGTCGCCAACACTTAAGTTAGAATACAGATTTGTTTTTTCTAAATAAGCATCTTTTCCAAGTTTTGATCCAAACAACCAAGATGGAACATCAACTTGTAGCTTTCTTATCCCATCATCATCTTCTACATATGAAATTGAGGATGATTTTATTCCAAATAGTACAAAATTATCACCAGATTTTGGATTTGTGAAAGTTATATCAGAAGAATCTACTTGATAAAAAGCAGAACACAACAAGGTTAGATTTAAATCACTAGCTCCAGGAACAAATGATTTTATTTTACCAATGTTATTTCCATTTTGTGAAACTATTACATTATATCCCAAATACTTAGATAACCAAGAATATAAATCTAATAAATTTGTAGAGCCATTTATCCTTAAATTGCCTTGTGAATAATATGCATTAGGTTCAAAATCATAAAAAGTTAAAGTTTTTGCTTTATCTCTACCATAGAATAATAGAATAGAAACTTTTTGTAAAGTTTGCTTTCCTGACTCATCTTCATAATATTGTAAAGGAGAAGAAAATGTTATATTTGGTCCTACAATGTCGTAAGATTTTCCAGGTATTTGCAATACGCCATCTATAAAAACTATCACATACAAAGGATCATCAATTTTAACAACAGTATTTTCTACTTCATCTAAAATTAAGAAAGGACCAGTTCTTCTATATTTTACAGTTCTGGAATCAATTGTTAATCTTCTATATGATCCAATGCTATAAATAAAACACTTTTCTCTTATTGTAATATCATCGGTGCTATCATATAATTCGCCATGACTAATCGGAGGCTCTGTGAAAGCTATCTTATCAGCTACAGTTGGATCTTGTGATCTTATAATTGAATAAGAATTTCTAAATGGTTCATCTTCTGTGGATCTAGCATTTTGTAAAACTCCATTCAAAGCAACAATGAGTTTTTCATTTGGTAAAGTTTTTACAATAGAACCATTTTCTTCATACAAATCAAATATTCTTGTTTCGCCGTCAAATTGATCTGAAATATTTTTTATCTTTCTGATGTAAGTAGAGTTTAAAGTATTATCTTTAAACTTAATTGATTTGCAGTAGAATTTTTGTCCTTCTACTACTTGACCTTCAGCTATTCTTTCCCCTAGTGGAGGTTGTGCGAAGGTTATAGTATTACCTTTTACAGTAAATGATTTTCCTGGTTCCTGTAAAACACCATCTAAAGTAATAATTAAAGAACTTTCATTGTATGGAGCATATGCAGTATTTGTCTTTTTATCCAATAATGTAAATGTTTTTGTTCCGTAAAGAACACCACTATTTGGATCAAAATCTCCATCAAATGGGCTAGCTAAAATTAACTCTCTTGCTACGGTTTCTGACGAATCAAATGTATCAATAGCAACAGATCCAATACCTCTTTTAATATTACTATCAACAAAAGATATAATATTTTCGGTGATATATTTTCTTGTATTAACAATAGAAATATTTTGAGGTCTTAAATTTATAAATGAGTGAGTCTCAATTTCTCTTACATCAGAAGGTATTGCAGTTTTCCCGTTGGATTCTAGAATTAACTCCCCAAATAGTTGAAATCCAGCTGGATGTGTTGTCTCTTTAATTAAATCTCTCCAAAAATCAATAGGAGTTCTAGATTTAATTACATATGAATAATCTTGATAAAAATAAGAATCGGATAATTTTTGGGAATTTGCACTTAATTTTCCTTTTTCTGAATTAAATCTTCCAAGATTATCAAAATATGTTCTGATATCAGCCGAGAAAGAAGTTTCTAATTGTGCTACAATAGTAGCCGTTTTTGATTTAGCAAATCCTTTTATAGGAAGATTATTTCTGAATATTCCATTAATATTTTCTATCTTTAATAAGTTGCTTCCTACTCTCCAGCCATTTTTAGAAACAATAGCATCAGCAACTAATACTCCATTTTCATATTGAACTATTTTCTCCCCAGGATAAAAAGAATTATCTTCAAAATCTTTTAACACAAAAGTATTTGTTGATTTAAATATTGGTAAAGTAGAATAATCGGAATTATAACCAAAACCATTATTAATCAATTTAATATTTTTAGGGATACCAATATTATTAGATGTGAAGAAAATCTTTACGTCAGATTCAAATATTTTTATTTCTGGATTATATGTAAATCCTTCACCTGGATTTATAATATTAACTGCTTTAATTTTGCCATTTTCGGAAATGCACTCTAACTTATAATTAAAGCCATTTCCATCTGTTATTAATGCTACTGGTTTACTATAATTTTGACCTTGATTATTGACGACTATCGAAGACAAGTAACCAGTTGTAGTATCTATTGATGCAGTAACTGACGCTTCATATGAAGAGGTTGGCAGAATACCTTTACATACAGGAATCAAATCATAATTACTGCCAGTATTTACAATAGATAATGATTTAATTGAGCCTATTGCAAACTGAGATGTTGTATCATATTTAATTGTTCCTGTGCCATCATATTGTGGTAAACTATTCATTGAATAAACAAATTTATTTTCAGTTGAATAAATTACAAAATTTTCTCCTGATAATGGATCATCTATTACTTTTAATGATGATCCATCAGTATCAACATCAGCAGAAGCTTTGATGAAATAGTAATAGTTATTAAAATTCACTGGAATCTTTTGTTCATATTCATTTGACGAAATATTTGGTCCAAATCCAAGTTTAATAGAAACAAAAGATCCTGTAGTTCCTGGTAAATTTGAACTTACATTTTTTTCTTCTGTAAACAAATTATAATTTAAACTAGATGAAAAATCTAGGTAGGTATCGACCATTGAAAAATGGCTAGTATCAAAAGTGTACTTGTAATACTTTTGAATATCAATTACTGGGTTAATAATAAAATCAACTTCATCCTTACTAAATTCTAGTTTATATTTTGGCTCTTCTACTGATTCAATTTTTACAAATTTACTTGCAATATTTTGATCAAAGAAAATGCTACTTTGCAATACACGAATTGGGTTTGTTACTCCATAATCATAGGCTAAAATAAGTTCTCTTGTATTTGAATTATATGAAATAACGTATGGGGTATTTTGAGCTGTACCTAAAACACCAAAACCAGCATCAAATTTATAAGAAGTTTCGTAAAAATTAACTTTTTGACCGTTAAAGTGATCAACTGCTTTGGTATTTTTCTGCGCTCTCTCTACGGTAATTGACTTATTATCTTTATCGGCAGAAGTTACTTTAACTACTTCTTCGCCAATTTGTAAAAAGTCACCATTTGATATATTATTTATTGAAATTAAAGAAATCTCTGTATTTTCTGCAGAAACTCCTACGTGATCTACAATGATATTTAATCTACTTGTTGATATAGAAGATGATAATCTGTTTAAATCATTGTCAGCTACAGTTAAAATATCAGATTTTCTATATCCAAAGCCTTTATTAGTTATTTCAACAAAAGAAACTCTACCATATCCAGCACCAAGCTCAAATACAGTTATTCTTGCTCTAGCATTACCTAAATCACCTGGCTTACCAATATTTTTTCTAGCTTTAGATGAATCTACAAATAATAACTCAATATCATCGTATACACCTTCTCTATAGTCAGAACCACTATTTAAAAATTCAAATCTACCAATACCAGTATCTACAATTTCGCTATCGAATTTTAATTCTTGTAAGATGCACTTTTGGTAAAGCCTTTTTCTTACATAATATGTAGTTTCTGTTAAAGAATCATCTGGAAAAATATCTACATTAATTTTATCGCCTATTCCTAAATTATGAGTACCATTTGTTTCTGCGATTGCAACTTTGTCATTAAGTGTGTTTATTTGTAAGTTTTCACTTAAAGAAGTTGATTTTATAATTTTGCTACTTGATGTATCTGAAAGAACATTACTTTTAATAATAAAGTCATTTGAAGCAAAGAAATCCCCAGAAATAAGCCTTATTTTTAGTGAGTTTTGTCTTAAAGATCCTTCTAAAACAGTTGCTGTTCCAAAAATAACTCCATCCTCTTCCCTAATAAATGATAATGTAGATCCTTTACTATAAGTTGCATTTTTGTCAAGTAAAATATTAACTACTTTAATCGTAGCAAACAAAGGCACATCAGTAGTGAATGTTCCATTTACATTTCTAACTACTAATCTATTATCATTAACTACATCGCCTATAATTTCTCCTTGAATCAAGGATGTAGTATTATCTAAAATAACTCTAAAAGAAGACGTTGGGGCAACTGCTAAATCATTTACAACTTTAACATTCGGAGAATCTGAATCTTGCTGACCAGTAATCTCTAAGTTATCGACAATAATTTGATTCAGTAATAATCCTTCTGATTGAAATACTATATCTCCAGCAAACAAATATGCATTTTGCTTTAGATCAATTAAGATTGCTTTATTTTGTACTGATTCTAGAGAAACAATCTCTTTTCCATTTACAGATGAAACAACAGATTTTGCGCCAAATCCTCCAGTATTATTACTATCAATAAAAACTTGAGATCCAACAGAAAAAACTTCTGTCGAATAATCGGAATATCCACCAGAAACATTTCCTTTGGTAGTATCACCAATTAAAGCTAAAGAATTAGCTCCATTAGAATCTATTGCATCATCTCTATATCTAACAACATTTTTTGGAATATCATCTTGTGATATATTTGAATTATAGTTAGAATCTACTGGCAAAGAATAGAAATTTTTACCTATGATATATGGAAATGTTGGATTTCCTAGACCATCGATACTAATAAAATAAGCATAAGTTCCATTTGGATATTCTGGGGTAACACAAAATCTTCCGTTATTTTCATCAAGTTCTGTTTTGTTGCTATTTACAGTAGGTATCCATTCATAGTCATTCACAAAAGTACCTAATGGGTAATCTACTAGTGAAGGACCATTTTGACGGTTATTTTTTAATTGATAACCACTGCTCATTCTAACAATAGTAGAATTGCTATTTCCTGGATCCGAAAATCCATAAGGACCATAAATTGGATTCCCGTCATAGGCAAACCCTAGAATGGGGGAGTGAGTTTTGTCTCCAGTAGATTCATTTAAAACACTATTGATATTGTCCCCAGATCTAAATCTAAGATTTGCTGGATTAGCTACTACTCCATAGCCATCGGCAAATTTCGGATTGAAATTAGGAAATACATAAGAATTATTTGAATCTAATAATAATTTATTCTTTTTGAACCTATCTTTAACCCATTCTCCAACTTTTGCTGTGGCAAAGGCACCTGATCCAGCTGGGATAACTTCTATAATTAAGCTATTTCTAGTATAAAATCTACCACCATTTATTTTTTGACATTTTGTGATTTTTCCTTCTGGGGAAACAATTGCTTCATACTCAGCAAAAGCTCCTTTACCTAAAGCATCAAAAATTCTAATTGTTGGTGGGGAAGAATAATATTCACCTGGATCTTCAATTTTAATACTAGTAATTTCGCCATTTGTTACTACTGGTTTTAGCTTAGCATTTCTACCAGAAGTAATTGTTATAGTTGGATTTTCTGTGTAAATATCGTCTGAAAGTAATTCTATTCTATCAACTACTTCACCTGCAAGAAAACATCTTGCTTTATTTGGTTCATTATTAACTAATACAAAAGGCGAATTTTTATAACCAACTCCTTTGGTTTCAATATTAAATGATAAAATAGTACCATATTTTACACAATCAAAATCTTTGTTACTGTAAGCTACAGAACCATCAATTAAAATACCAATATCTCTATTTGAAGTTTCATAAACTTCAGTAGTATTAATTGGATACTTTCTAACAAGTTTTAAAAATTTTTGATCTCCTAAATTAATTGGAGAATGTTGATTTAAAATTGAATGATATGGGTATCCACTTGAACAAATATAAAAATACTGATCATCTTCGTAAATTGCTGAAACATCAGCATTTAAATCTTTAATCGCATTCGAAATATCTTGACTAAGAGATGAAAATGCTTTTCTGAAATTTGTATTTAAAAACCAATCTACTCCATTAATTAGTGGATGATTACTAATGAAGCCTGATTTAGATATTTGTACTTTATCACCAGAACTAGAATAAGGACTTGGATTTGATACATTTAAATTGTATAATACACCAAGTGCAAGTAGATTTACTATACCTCCATCATACTTGCATGTAATAATATTATCAGTGTAAACATCAGTTCCTATAATATGGGTAGTATTTGGGTTTGATCTACCATTAATGATAAATTGATTTACATTCTTTTCATTAAAAGCAATAGTTTCTGAATTAACAATAATGTTACCTTTAGGTTGCCACCCTAAAGTCGAATAAACATCAATTCTATCACCAATTGTATCATTTACTGAAATATCAGTTTTTAATTTTGTTTGTGCCGCAATATCAAAAGAACCATTAACCGATCCTGGAGATAATACCAATTCAAAAATTCCACCATTCCCCCCATAATTTACCGCATCAACTATCGCAGATGCATATGAAGTTTCTGTTTTTTGAACAAGTTTGTTTCCAATTAATTTTTTAGGATCTCCCGATAATATTTTTACTTTAATTGAATAATTACTTATCCAGTCAGAAGTAGAAGCTTTTAAAGTAAAGTCCTTTGGATTGTATGTTTCTGGAGTATCTTCAGCACTCTTTGAAACAATTGAGTTAAAAATAAACTTAATAGATCTATCAGTACCTTTTGCCTTATAGAAGTCACTGATATTTTTGATGAGTACTCGCTTATCTACATCACCTTTTAAATATGCTTCTGGAAAGCCTCCTAGATACTGCTGCTCAAAGCTCTTAACAAAAGCATATAAAAATAGATTGCTTACATTATATACAGTATCATTTACATAATGTGGTTCTGCTTGTGTCGTTACAAACTTAGAACTTTCATACAAATCTCCAAGTGTAGTATTTCCACTAACACCTCTAGAAACTTCTAAAAATTCTGTATCTGTTCTTTCTTTGTAAAAACAAATTTCATTTCCGATTTTAATGTATCCATTCTTCTCTGGAAATGAACTAGCATCTTCTACTATAATGCTAGTGTCAGTTTCGGTAATACTAGATGATAATTCAGTAAACTGATTGAGTAAATTTTTCTCGTAATAATTGATGTCACGATATTTCGTAACATTAGAAATGATATCAAGTGGTTGTCCTTGAATTTCTAATTGCTCGTAGTATTTCTCTACAAACTTGGAAAAGTTTTCGTATTCAGAAACTATAAACCCAGGTAGTTGAGATTCAATTAAGGTAGAGATATTTCTTGTCTTTGCAGCCATTTAATCTACTCGGGATAAGCAGTGAACTTACTAGTGGTCATATCAACATCTAGGAAAACCTCTCGTAGAGCATTGATATCATTGCTCAATGGCTTTACTCTTAATTCAATTCGGTTGTCTTCAAAAGAACCACGAATGATCGTTAAATCATTCAACATTATTTCACCTTTTGTATAATTTATTTCTCCAAGGGAGTCATTTAGAACTATTTTTAGTCCAGTTAAATCATCTATTCTATATAGGACGATTATACCATCCCTATCTTCCAAATACACGGTATATTCAGGAAATTCAGTAACTGTAAACCCAGTTGATTGTAGTGTTGGACCATTGCATTCTTTATCAAAAGCATTTTGGAAACAAACCTCATAGTAAAAGCTTGAATTGATGGCAGGATAAAAATCTTTCCTCAACATTACTGTAGTTTGATTAGAATTGATTGATCTGTCTGCATCATCAATCACACCAATAAATTTACTATATCTAAATTTACCAGTAAACTTTTCAGTATCTGATTGATCAATATATTGTTGAATTCCTGTTCTTACTTTCTTTACAATCTCAGCTGGAGGTAAATTTGTCTTGGTCCTATCATAATAAATTTTACTTGTCAATTCTACAAATAAAATTGATGGATCAATGATATCAACAGTAACTGATCCAACCATATATGGTTGTAATCTTCTTACAATGTCTTGTTTAGTGAATGAAGAAAGTAGGTTTGTATTAGATGGTTTAATTACTACCTTAACTTTGCCATATTCTGGTGGATCTGCGTCTTGACCACCAAAGGTAATAATATCAGCAACCGCTGGATAAACGTTCCTAACGATGGCTGCATAGTCCTGTGCGGTCACTGCACGATCTTGTGTGCCGAAATACCTAGGCGCATTGTATTTAATTTTATCGATGCTTTCAATGTTCTCTCCACCAGATGCTGGAGTTACTGAATTGACAACAACATTTAATGGATAAACCGCATTGTTTCTATCATCAACAATACCATTGAATACAAATGTCTTGGCACCATTAGTATCAGGACCATTGGTTACTAGATAAGTAACCTCAATAAACTGACCACTCTCTAGTTTCTTACCTAATACACCATCACCAAAGAAAAGCTCGTAGTTCTCGTCTTCAACTTCATTTAAAAAATATGTCTTAGTTTCTGAATTTACATCAAGAATATTATCTGCTCTTTCGTAAAATTCAAAAGCAGATGAATTTTGGGATGGATATACTTTTACTCTAATACTACTCGTATCAACGCCTTGATTCTGAATCAAAAAACGTTGAGATTTGAGTGCTGTATTAACAGTATAAGAATTTTTAATTAATGATCCTTCATAAATCGGAACATCAACAAAAGATGCTGTTCCATTCTCTACTGCAGCAGAAACATCATCTAATGTGGTATATTGATATAGTTCTGAATCAAAAATCGTAGTAAATGCAGATCCAGTTCTTAAAATAGCAACATCAGGAGTTGTATTAATAAAATTAACGTCAAAATTAATGTAAGCAACAGGTGAAGTAACTGACTTCGGTGTATATCCTAATTGCTTGGCAATTGCAACAACATTATCTCTCAGGGTTGCTGAATCTAAAAATAACTCGTTGACAACTAGATTGGTGTTGAATGCCGTATAATACGTATTATACGCCAATACATCAAGTAATGTGCTCCATACAGAACCTTCAAAATCATAATCAGTAAAATCTGACTGTGATCTTAAATATTCCTTCAGTGCAATCTTAATATCATTATAATCTAAATTTGATACTTGTGTGTATGGCATTTATCGAGTTCTCTCTAAAAAGAATTCTACGTTGAGTGGAATATCGTCTCTACCTATAATCTCAAATTCCAATCCAACATCAAATCCATTATCATCAAAATTTGGTATAACTTCTAACGATATAATATTAATTCTAGGTTCGTAATCTGTTAATACGTTTTTAATCTCAGATTGGACCAAGGCTGCTACACCATAATCTAATTGTTCAAATAGTAATCTAGGAATGTCAGACCCAATCTGAGAATTGAATAAACGTTCACCTTTGTTTGTTAACAAAAGATTAACGATAGCCTGTTTGACAGCAGCCTCATCCTTACTAGTAATTAAATCACCAGTAATTGGATGAGGCTTGAATGTAACATTTAAATCTTTAAATGTTTGAAACTGTGGCACAGTAGACAAAAACGTTTGTTATTATTTATAGTCACTCATGCCACCTCTCCACAAAATCATCAAATCCACCAGCACCGCCACATGGTCTGCTATAACGATTTTCGGGAACTTTGTATTGGGCTTTTTTTAACAGGCGATCACTCGCCTGTTCTGAGATCAGAGTCATCCCCGACTCCATAAACTCTTTACTCTTATCAACATTAGCCATCTGTTTTCTCCATAAGGTTTAAACAGAACTTTTAAAGGGGTTGCTATCCCTCCTCAGTGGATTCAGAGATCCAATTCTATTTACCCATAAAAAAAACGACCCCCATACACAGGAGTCGCCAATATATCAGCCTTTACCTTGCCCACGATAACGCTTACGAGCACCATTACGACTCGTAGCGGCATACTTCGTGTGTTGCCCATTTCCCTGACGGGACTTCTTCGGCTTAGATTCGATCTGATTGCCACCAGTAAATGAAGGACGACGTGACATAAAAACCTCAGTTGATTACCCACCTATTGTAGCACACTCAGCCCACTTAGACAACCCCCGTACCAATGTGAACATCCTCATAATAGAACGGTCCTACTAATGGTCTGTCTGTCCCTAATAACTGTGCCTTATCACCTTGGACTGCAGGAAGCTGCCCATTGAAAAACACAGAGGTGTTCACATTAGCTACGATAATCCTGTTACCTGGCTGGCAAGGTAGAGGAATCACGTTAGTGGGCAGTGGAACCCCCTGTACGGGCTCTGGAATCGTCGTTGTGGTGTAAAACTCCACTGCCTCTCCATTTATGAAAATATTCGGTGATACCACTGGACTACCACCTAATGGCTCAGCAGGATACGAGCACAGTACATCTGTACTTACAGTGTCTACAGTATCTGGTCCTACTAAAAATGCCATAACTCTTAGTTTTCTAATTTTTTTATTCTATTCTCTACTTCATCTAAGTATTCAGTTATACTTACATGTTCCTCCCTCTCGGGGGGTCTGTACATTAATCTGAGATTATAGAGGGACGCCTCTAATCTCTCAATCCTCTCAATCAAGGAATTCAGGTCTTGGTTCGTCAATTGATGTAGTCTCCTTCTTTACATTACCATTGGCTGAAATAGTCTCTACATTAATCTCTGGTTTGATACCAGCATAATAATCTCCAGCAATATTCTCAATCATATCAGCAAATTCATTGAAGTCATCAAAGACTTGCTCCTTTAATTGACCATCTGTGGTCTTATAAGTTACTCGTTGTTTCATGGCGACTTTTTTGGGTAAAAATTTTCTGGGAAATTTTTTTGGAATTGAAGGATTTCACTTTGGAAATTCCTTTTAATATTTATCGGGCTCTGGGAAACGTTTATAGCTTAGAAAGAAGGTACTTTTTTGGGGGACGCTTATCGTTAATTATAATTAACGAACGATTACGATTAACTGTTAATTATAATACCTTTGCAATCGTAATTACTGTGTTATTCTAATTACTTTACAATCGTATTTAATTGTTGTTAATAATAACAAATACATTTATTTACTGTTAATTAGAATTAACAACTAATTGTAATTACAAAGTATTTGTATTATTGTGTAATTTTATTTGTATAGTATTACTAATACACTGGTAATTATCAAAGTATTAGTAATATTGAATAATTGTGATTAGTTGCTAATTTTAATTACTGTGTAATCTATGTGTATTTGTATTTGTATACTTTCCTACATTTATTTGATTGTATAAAGAATAGCTAACTGTAAAAAAAGAGAAATAAAAAAGGGGGCAGGATTTGCCCCCTGTGAGTATAGCTAACTGTGCTCAATATCCGCCCTCTTCGATATACTTTAGGTCTCCTACTTTCCTGCCCTTTGCTATCACCGAACCGAGGGAGAATCCAAGGAGATCGGGAGATTTAATAATTTCAGTAAGATATACTTTATAGCGATTTGTGGCTTCGAAAAGATATGCTTTCTCGTGGTTCGATTGGAATATGATTTCGACGAAATTACCGTCGATCTCGATGTTGTGAATTGCGCTAGATTCGTCTACAGTGAACGTCCGATAGATGGGGGCGTTTGTGATTTCGAAGGAAACAGACATTTCGAGAAAAGTGTAGAGAATGGGTGGGGGGCTGTGGTGCCCCCCGTTGCTCGCTATCCTAGCAGATCACAGGGCGCTGTTGCGATTCTGTGCCCACATGGCGAGGCGCTTGGTGCTAGCCTTGCTGAACACCCGATCGGTCTGGGTGATCGTGCCATCGGCATGGGTGACACGGTGACGGTTGGCAGCCTTGGCACACGCCTGCAGGGCACGGCGACCCTGGCGATCGGTCTGGGCAAGGTTCAGCAGGAGGGTGGCACGGTGCCCACCGATCACACGGGGGCGCTCGATCAGCAGACGGGCAGCGGTTTCGGCGTCACCGATCAGGGCAGCGAAACGGCTGGAGGGGATGATGGGGAGCATCGGTCTGGGGCGGGGGGTGGTGGAGGTCTGTCCCCCTCGCTTGAACGTATCCTATCAGATCGGTGGGGGGTGTCGAGGGTCTGGGGTCGAAATCGGGACAGTGCCCCAGGTGGCACACGGGGTCGGGGTCGCTGGCAGTGGGGGGCGCTCGCCGTGCTAGATTGGAGGTAGACCCTATGGTTGTTGCCTATGGGTTGGCAGGGGCGGTGGCGACGGTTGGCGTCTGCAGAGCTACCCCGCTCCTCGATCGGTTGTCTCTGGAATCCTAGCACAGAAAAGGGGGGCGGTGTGCCCCCCTGGTGGGGTCAGATCAGGTGATCTGCCAGATCCCAGCGGTGGATCGTGAAGCCAGGGTGGCGACGCTGGCAGGTGGCGAGAGCCTCAGCAGCGGTTGCTGCCCGAACGGAGATCACCTCGGGGAAGGGGTGGCAGTTGCCTTCCTGAACGCCGATGAACAGGAAGTGGCAGGAGCGGTCGGTAGCGATGTCCATGGTCGGGTGTCTGTGGTTGACTCTGGAATTCTATCATGGGAGGGGGGCTCTTGTGAACCCCCCCCCAGGTGGGGTCAGGGGCTGGGGTCGTACCCGTCCAGGATAGCCTCTACGATCTGCTCGTGAGTTTGCTGGCAGAGAATGCCTGCGATTGCGATCTCTTCAGCCCATTCCCAGGTGCCACCAGTGAGGAAGTCCAAGGGGAGAATGTAGGGGTACATCTTGTTAAACAGATCCTCGATCTTACCCAGTTCATTGTAGAGATCCAAGGGGATCTCCCAGGCTTCGTCGATCTGCACGGTGTCGGTGAAGGCGTAGGTCATGGGTGCCTGTGTGGTTGACTCTGGAATTCTACAGGGTGGTGGGGGGTCTTGGCAACCCCCCTGGCTGGATCAGTGCCGATCGCTCACGTTCCAGGTGGTGGTGGGGGCATTGGCAGGGAAGGGGAAGGGGCGACCCTCCTGGAATGCCTTACGGTTGGCAGCGGATCGTGCCTGCATTTGATCGTAGCGGGCGGTGTAGTCTGCCATGATGGCTGCGAGGTCGATCTTGGGGTTGGTCATGGTGCCTGTGTGGTTGACTCTGGAATTCTACAGGATGGGGGGCTGGTTGGCAACCCCCCCAGGTTGGGTCAGACGGCGACCCAGTAGGTGTTCACGCACACATTAGGAACTGCCTTACCGATCTCTCGCATCTCCGCCATGATCCACTGATCCTGTGGGCGAGCAGATCGCCAACCCATCACCTGGAAGTAGCAGTCCTCCAGGGTGGCGGGGTAGGCAACGGTGCTGACGATCCTACCGTTCCGAACCATCGCCACAGCGAACGGGTAGCGTGTGGGGGACAGGATGGTCTTGAGTGGGGTGGGGTCGGTCATCTGTCGGGTGTCTGTGGTTGACTCTGGAATTCTACAGCCAGTGGGGGGCTGTTGCCAACCCCCCTGGTGTGCAGTGCTCAGACCGTCACAGCTTGGCTGGTGGTCGCCTTGCGATAGCCTCCGAACTGCCCAGCCTGGCGACGCTGGCGAATCGCCTTGCCCCAGTCGCTACCCTTGGGCTGGGTGCCATGCACTAGCAGGGCGAAGGGACGATCACCAAAGCAGTGGCTGTCGTCGTGATCAACCTCTAGCCCCAGGGCGTTAGCATCATCATCCGTCATCACCACTTTACTATAACGGGGGAACATTCCATCGTCGATCATGTAATCGAACTTACCACCATAGCTTGCCGTCATGTAGAAGTTAGAGGGCAATTCTTGAGTGATAAAGAATTCGAGAGATTTGCTGTAGCAGTAGAACTTAAGGTTAGGGTTCATCTGTGCAACTTTAACCCACGCTTGCAGATAGGCGAGGCTGAAGAAGTCGCCCGACTCGTGTATACGAACCAGCTTGGTATTGCGTGTCTTAAAGTGGTTCAACGCAACGCTAATCTGTTCAGCAGCGTGATCAATACCCACCTGCAGGTATTCCACAACAGTAGCCAGGTTGTTGGCTCGGTTGTAGAATGCTCCATCGTATTGCACCTCAGACGATGCAGCAAAGCATCGGAATTGCGTGTGCTCGGTGTCTTGAATAGAACGCTTGCCGTTAGCATCAACAACAGCGAAAGACTTACAGAAAAGGGCACCAGGGCAGGTCTTGCCTGCAGGCAGGTTGAAAATCAGGGTGCTGGTGCCCAGCTTGGCGTTGCCTTTGGAGAAGGTGAGCATGGCTCTGTCTGTGGTTGACTCTGGAATTCTACAGGATAGGTTGGCGGGTTGCAAGGGGCAGGATGGACACTGCCCCGATTGGCACACCCTATAGTTCTACATTCCAGTGGCGATCGTTTGGTATAGTAACCCAAAAGAAGTTGCGACCATTGAGTGAACCAAGGTGAACACTATTGCCTTCGATTTTATCCACAATACATTCAGGATTGTGGTCCATAAGATTAGCAAACCTATTCTTGGCTTTGCTAGATTTAGGTGCGACAAATGCTTTGGGTTTCATGATACAATTGTGTTGACCTTTACAGTATAGCAACACCAAATCTACACTGCGAGTGATACTGTGCCACTAAAAGAAGTGGCACACACTAACTAGAATGCAATCTCTTCTAGTGTAGGATGAACACCAGCACTGATTGTGTCACCAACTGCCACAACAGTTTGCATCACTGATTCCACAGGATTGTCAGTGATAGCATCAAGAATTCTAAGGATTTCAGATCCTGTTTTACCCTGACGAAGGGTGCTAATCATCAATTTGGTGTCAATCATGTTGGTAATTAGAATAAAGAACTGAGTTTGTATAAAGAATAAAACAACACTGTTTTATTCTTTATATCTTGGACTGTATATAAAGAATAGAACAACAGTTTCTATTCTTTATATTCTATACTACACTATTCTTGTGTAGTATACTCTATACTCTCTCCTATACTATAATCATCATAGTCATACTCTTCATTGTATTCTTTATAGTATTGTAGTTCTTGATTTACATACTCAAGAAATAGTTGATCTTCCATAAAGAATTTAATGGTTAAAGGTTAATAATAATTTATTTGAAAAAACTGAAAAAGTCAAGATTTGAAATAATTAAGTTTTTTGATTTCCTGACTTTTTCAGTTTTTTAGATTTTACGAAATTCCAAACTCTTCCAAAATCTCAGAATCTGTGCCATAGTGTTCTTTGATCTCACTCACAAGTTCATCTGCTGTGTATTTGGTATAACAATCAACCAATGAATCAAAACAAAATTGTTCCATGGTCTTCATGTCCATACTATCAAGCACCCATGCAGAATACTTCTCAACAAGTTCAGCAAAATCTTCGTTAGTCATTTTCTCAGTGTCAGTCATTGGTGGGGTGGTTGACAATTTGATCTTCAATTTGATTGGCAAGTTCTTCCATGAACTCACGATCTTCATCTTGTTCATACTGAGCATTGTTACGAACAATACTCAACAAGAAATCAATCTGTTCGTCAGTGAAGTGATACTCTTTGAGTGTCATTTCCGAAGTGGTGAATTGTTGTAAGATTTGAAAATTGTAACCAGGATAAAGAGGGTGGCAACCACCCCCACAAATCCTAGCATGGTGGTGGCATCACCACCGAAGCCTAAAGTGTCAACTGTCATACATCGTAACAAATGTTGGATTTCTTCATCTCATCATACCACACCTTGTCAGATTCTGACAGTATGCAGGTGAGAGACATCATGAAGCTGGCAAACTCAGCCATCTCATTCAGCAGCGTGAGACGGTGCTCGTGGTTGCTGACGATGTTCTGGTTGAAGTAGTTCAAGGTTAATCCCCTGACGACTCCCTAAGAATAACACCACCAGACCCCTCTGGAAGCCCCTCTGTGCCACCTCTAGAACTGTCTAGGTGTCATACCACTGGACACAGATTAATATACAATCGAAAGTGAATAAAAAAGGGAGCATTTCTGCTCCCAAATATTATTCAATCCCAATCAACGTGTTCATCGTAATCCTTGAATTTGGATTGACGTTTGTTCCTTGTGGAATAACGTTTCTGATTCTGGACTTCATATCCGAAGTCTTCATAATCATCCTCAAGGTGCAGATCTTTGAAAGATTCTGTGTACTTACGAGTGGTTTTTGCCATTTTTGTCTAGTTTTTGTTCCTTTTTGTTACAGTTTTGTAATATTTAGGATCAAACTGCCATAATTTGCAGTGTTTGATCTTCACGAATAGCTTTGTTAACAAATCGACCCACACTTTGGTCGTTTTCAATAACATTGTTCACAGTATTTACAAAATCTTGTGCAGTAATGCCATTAAGAGTATAACTATACTCTTTACCACTGTTCCAGGTAATACCTACAATACCAGTAGTATCATATACTACGATATCATTAACAGCAGATGAATCAATGTTCGTAATCTTAGTCATTTCAGTTAATAGTTAAAGGTTAAGATTTGACTTTCTCAAAAATCTCAAAATCTTAAAAATCTTAAATTTTGACTTTTTCAGTTTTTTCAATTTTTGAGTTTTTTGGAAATCTTGGAATTCCTTGATTTCCATGTACACATGATAGCAGCAATCTCGATAATTGTCAAGTCCTCTGTGACACTTGGTGAACTGGTACAAGAGTGGTTGACATCGAGTTGTCAAGGGGTTCTGTGCCACTTTGAGAACTGGCATACATCGGCTTGACTTTTGATAGGTGGCGGGCTAAGACCACTACACCCCCGTACATTTCAGAACATTTCCACTGATAAACTCGGATAACAGTATCATTATATGTGTTTAATACAACACATAACTATATTTTTTTAAACATTTATTAATATGATAGTTTTTCACAGGTTTTTCCACAATTTTTCCGTAAGTTGTGGAAAACGTTACGGAGTAGTAACTAATTGTTTAGAAATAACGTTATTATACAGTTCAATTAGATCATAAGAAAACCAACTAGGACAGTTAGGATAGTGTCACATTATTTCCAACGTGGACCAAGAACCCAACCTACGAGAGATTTTCTTGTACCTGATTTAACTTTAGTTACTCTATGAGGTAGAGTAGAATCAAAGATGATCAAGCTACCAAGATGTTGTTCAACAGACCAGGAGGAGTTATGGTTATGGAATTGTAGTTCTCCTCCTGTGAAATCATCTGATAGGAGAAGAGAGAAAGATAATTTACGAACTAGGTTAGATGATTGGATTTCTTCTCTTGTTGGTATATGATGATTAGAACTATAAGCACGATCAATAGTAACTACGAAGGGGGATTGCAGTTCAGAATCTACATGCCAACCATAGAAATCATTTTGATTATAGATGGTATATTGGAGATTATCTTCATCAAAGTCAACAAGATCATACATGAAGTTATGTCTATTAATTTTTTGAATGTATGTCATAATGAAGGAAGAGATCCATGAATCACATTTAATCCATTTATGAGTAGATGATCTAATGTCAGCATCTTTAGTTAAGACACCAGATTGATCATTAATTTGTGATAGGATGATGGATGATACGTAGGATTCACAGGTGGAGATAATTTCTTCTGTGATTAACTTAGGAAGTTCTGTGTGGTAATAGTAGGAGGAATAAGCCATTAGAGTAATTCGTTTAGTTCATATTCGTTATAGTATAGGAAGATTTCATCTTCATCACCTTTCATCCATTCAAGGAATTCATCACCAATAGCGATAGCATCTTCCATTCTATCTTCTTGTACTAGATGATAGAATCTATCTTGCATGTAGGATAGTATATTATCTGACTGATCAGATACAGATTCTTGTTCTTTTAATTCTTTATCAGACATGAGGACAAACCTCCAGTGTATTAGTGAGATGGTTATAGGAAACGAAATCATAATCTGGAGGAAGGGAATCAATGATAGCTTGAGTAAACTCTTGTGGGAAGTGACCATGATATTTCCAGAAGAGTTGTTGTTCTCTATCTGAAAGATTTTCTTTTGGTTTTACTTTAAGATCCTCTGTAATAGTGAGAAGATCTTTAGCGTGAGTTACTACAACAGAGGATAATTTAGTCATTTTACGAAGATGTTTTGTTGAGTGTGAGTATGGAGGAAATCAACAGTATTTTTGAATAGTTGATATTGATCTGGTGTAAGATCAAGCCAGTCAATAGGATCAGCAGAATCCCAATCAACGTATTCAATATCATCTTTTTGAATAATGTCACAGACGATGGGAGTGCCATTAAAATCAATAGCGATAGCTTTGTTATCAATGACAACGTACATCAAATCAGTGTTCATGTTATCCTCCAATGGGTTGTTGTAGTAAGTTTAGCAGATTATTGAGGGAGTGTCAAGAGTGCTTTCAGGATAGTATTCATCTCTTGTGCTTGGGCATGGAGATAACCATAAGAGAAAGCGTAACCATGTTCAGGATCAGTGGTCATTTCTTTTGTATAATGAAGAGCACTATCCATATTTTCAACAAGGGTTTGGAGATGTGCTTTATTCATGAGATGGGTTCTGCTGTGAGCCAGGAGTTGTTATATACCTCTATAAAATAAGGCAAATCCAAGTCATCGAAGAGGTCATCTGGGACAGTTTCCAAACTGGGTTCCAGATAAATGTCTTCTGCTTGTGAGAGGATAGATTTCCTCAAGTTTTCATCATTGTAATAGTATTCAGTTGAGTCAAAATCAGAAAAGTAAGTCATGATTCGTGGGAATGATTACCGTATACGAGGTCAAGTTTATCAAGTTGATTGGGGTAGACAAGGATACATACATCACGTTGCGGATCATCAGGAAATTTATTGACACACACGGTCATGTATTGTTCGCAGGTGAAACGTACTACACCATACATGCCATTATAATATACCTCTGTTCCTTCTGGCAGCATATGCGTATTCTGTGACTGGATCTTCGTGGACATGAATACTCAATACTTCAGGGTACATACTATTAGCAATATATTGTGCCATGTAATAACTGTTGGCTACCATATACATATCAATCGTGATTGTAGATGGTGCATCATCAGGTGCATCTTGGTATTCTACTTCTATTTCTACAAGATACACCCTACCATGTTTTAAATGATTATCAAAATCAATAACTAAATCAGACATCATAAAATCTATCGTGGTGTAGGTCTAACTCTTCAGTGAGAGTATCAATTTGTTGTTCGAGGTTAATATTTTGTTGTTGCAAATGCTTGATAGTTTCTTTAAGTTCATCAATGAGAGCATTTGCTTGATCGATGTTTGCTGCCATGTGAGAATAATAGGGACAACTAGTATTTAGATTACAAGAATTCTTCCATATAATAATCTACCGTGACTTCAAGTTCTGCGGCATGTTCTTCAATTGCCATCATGAATAGATCATCAATGGTAGGTTCTTGTGGTTCAGTGTGCATCTTGAAGTTCCAAAGTTTCCCAAGCATCAAATAGTTTAGCATACAGTTGCCTCGAATCACATTGACATTGTTGTTGAAAGAATGCCTCTTGTTTTGTACTCATGTTCTGCATAGCAGACATGATAAAATTAATTTCTTCTGGTGTGAAATTCATTTGAATACAGCAGTAACACCTACAACTTTAGCATTAGGATTACGAGCAAGAGCAGTTTGTTTTGCATCTTGATAATCTCGTGCCTCTACGATCTCATCAAATACTTTGCCTGCGACGTAGAGTTGTACTTTACACCTCATAACCTTCCCTCATCAGTTGGAAACGACGTGCTTCATATGCACATTCCTCATTAGGATAGATGCCGATGCGGAAACTGGTCCGTCGATCAATCAATTCTACCCGATTTGAGTTTACAATGTTCCGCACGATGTACGGCATTGCGGAACCTTGCGGAAATGGTTTCTTCTTTACGAAGATTGGCTGGGTCATAAGGGGTTCCTCCCTTGACTACCCCCAT